TAGGGTGGTCATGCTGACTCCTTCAGGCCGCGCCAGCATTTGTCCTGCTCGCCAGCGAAATACGCCATATCCTTGGCGCGCTGGGGCGTGTCGTATTGATTGCTCCAGCGATAACCATTCCATTCACTGAATCCACCGACATAGGCGAAACTCGTCTCATAGACACCTACGTGCACCGGTTTCACGTCAGCAGGAAACCAACCTGTCTTGTTCATTCCACCCCCTTGTTCTATCTCGCGATCGCTCATGCGGCCTCCCATCGGCGAGTTCCAGCAACCTTCTTGATAAGCCCTTGCTTGGCCCATTGAGATATCAGGCGCGTCGCTGCATAGTCCACAATGTCGTAACTCTCGCGTCGAGTGGCTATGTTGGCTTGAAGAATCGGGTCCATGATGGCGGAGCGAATAGCTTGTGCATCGAATTCGGATTTGCCCCTGCGGCACTCGGCGGCAAAGATTGCTTTCTCGGGAATTTCAATTCCATTTACCTTCATGCGGCCTCCGCGTATTCGTCGTCTTTCGAGTCGGTCAGGTGGATATACACGCGACCCGGCTCGCCCTTTGGTGCCTCGACAAGTCCTAGAGCGGCGGCGAAGGGGTTGACCTTGGCGCTCCTTACGGTCTTCTGCCGAGTCAGCACAAGCCGCTTGTCAGCATCCGGTTTATTGCCTAGTGCCCATAGCGCGGCCGGCTTGCGGCATGTCGCCTTCCATTCCGACACATACAGGCCATTGCCATGAAAACGCTCGATCATTCGCAGAACGGCACCGTGCGCGCTACCGGTTCTCTCTTCCAGTTCGCTGGCCGTCATTGGCCCGTACTTAAGAATTGCGGCCCTCATTGCGTCCCACACCCACGATGTGCGAACCAACAGGGGCGTATCACGCTTAAGTTTCAGGTGATGCAGATGTCGACGAATCTGCGAGTCCGTGCGCCTCGGAAGTGCGGCGCGCATTTCTGGCAACTGAGCGCCCTCGCGGAATAGACGCGTGAGGGCGGAGTTTTCAGTCGTCAACCACTCCTGGGGTGACTTACGGGTGCCGCTTGCAGGGGAGCCTTTCACGCCGCCTCCTTCCGGTAAAAGTGCCGCTGCACCACATCGCTCGCTGCGGTCAACTCGCCCAGCGTGCTCATCTTCAGTTGGTCTCGCCAAATCTCGACCGCACGTCGCACCGCTTCCAGCGCGAGGCCATCAAACGCCATCTTTCCGGTCTCAAGGAAGCGCTTCTTCATTCGCTCCATTCCTTGTTGCGCTACCAGCAGATACGGCTTCGCCTCTTCACCGTTTCCAGCCTCCGTCGCGAAAATCCATGACTGATTGATAGCCTTGGCGATCACATCCCAGTGATCCCCGGTCCCGAATCCTTTCGCGATGCAATCTATTGCGGCCAACACGGCGATCTCAAGCCGGCCGATTTCCGCATCCGTCATCGGCTCCCTGGCGATCTTCGCTACCGTCAACCGGGTAATCGCGGCCAGGCGATGAATAGGGGACTTGTTGCGGTCGTAGTGCGGCTTGTGTTGCTTCTGGCTCTTGCTCATGTTGTTTCCTCCCTCAGAACTCTTCGACGGCCCAGCCACCGCCAGACTTCTTTGTCTTGGCAGTCACGGCGATAAAACGAAACGGGTACTGGTCGGCGGCGATTTTGATCTTTGCGCGAGCGTCATCAACCCAGTACCCTTTCACTTCGTGACACTCCATCGCGCCATCGGCAAGCATCACCGCGAAGTCCGGCGTGTAGAACGTGTTGTCAGCGAGGCGCAACTTGACTCCTTCGAAGCGATACCAGGCAATCTCGCCGGCATACTTGCGAGCGGCGAGGGCGGCGTCGTATGCCGCTTCGGTCTTGTTCATCGAGCCTGCTTTCAGCCGGCCTAGGGCCTGCATCCGCTTAGTACTGCTACCCGCCGTGTTTGCTATCTGTTCCATTTCCCCACCCCCATTACTTCCGTTCAGTCCAAAGCTTTGTCAGCCCGTCTTTAACCTGCCTCGCTTCCTCAGCGCTGACCATCTCGAGATTCGCTATGTAAGCCCGTCGATCAGCTAGCCGCCACTCGGAGATTTCTTCGAGCACGTCGCGCAGTTGGTCGGGTGTCACCGCAAATCCTCACGTACAGGGTTATCCACAAGTTTTTCGAGCACTTTCATAAACTCGCCATCGACCTCAATCCCTTGTTCCCGGATCCGATAGAGCAGGTCATAGGCAGCGCGTCGGACTGATTCGATTTGTTCTGGCGTGGGCCTCATGCTTGCCTCGCAGCGTTCTGCATTGCCTGAAGCGTTTCCATGGCCCGGAAAATCTGCGGCGTTGAATGGGGCGGAAGCGTCCACACGGTATGCGGTAGCAGGGCAGAATCCATGACCATTACCGCTTCGCCGCGCTCTGCCATCCGGCGCAGCGCCTGGACGGTGGTATCGTTGCTCGATCCGAGGGCTTCCGCGATCTCCCATACGGTCGCGCCGTGCGGCTGGTCCGCGAAGAACTCGACGATCCGGGGCTTGAGTTGGCGACTCATGCAGCCTTCCTCGATCCGCGGAAGCTGTCCCAATCGAATGCCACCCAGATGCCGCCTTCGCGCAAACGGTCGAAACTACGTTCGCCTAGAAATTCCTTCATCCCCTTGGCACCCAGATTCGTCAGTAGGATCGTGGGCATCAGATCGCGATAGCGGCGGTTCAGCACGTCGAACAGAATTACCTGTTCGCCATCGGTGCCATACTGGACGCCGATTTCGTCGATAACTAGCAGCCCGACAGAGGTCAGGTCATTCAACACGGCGACTTCCGACATTTCCGAATCGCGGCGCCACGTATCGCGTACCATGCGGATCAGGTCCAAAGCGTTGATGTAGAGCGCCGTGCTCGACTTCATGACGACCATCGCCGCCGCCAGCGCAAGGTGGCTTTTGCCCGTGCCTGGCTTGCCGGAAAAGATCACCGTCGTGCCGCGCTCGGCGTGGCCGGCGAACTCACTGGCGAACTCGACCGCGACCGACAGGGCCTGCCGCTTCGGCTCGGTGTCGGCGACGAAGTTGTCGAACGTACGATCGCGGAAGCGTTGGGGAATGCCCGACATGCTCAGGCGCTGCTCCATGCGTCGCTGGCGATCGGTCTCCGCTTCTTCGACCCGGCGCTTTTCTTCGGTCACGCGGTGCTGCTCCGCACATGTCGGGCAGCCGGACCAGAAGACCTTGTTGCGCAGGATCGGCATGTCCGTGCCGACAGACTCATACGCGCCGTGCTGTTCGCACATGGCAGATTTCGTATGCTTTGTTGCCTCAAAAACTGCCGTCATCACTCACCCCATCCCGGTAGTCGATTTGATCGAAGCCGCTATGGCGGCCTTGTTTCGATGTTGGAACCAGACTCAAAGGCTTGGCGCTCAACCACTTCGCCTCGAATCCACCCCAACCCCGTTTGCAGCAGGTCAGCAGAACATCGTTCATCGATATGCCTGCTTTCTTCGCTTCGTCCATCACTCCCTCAAAAGCGGTTTCCGTAGGAGCTAGGCGCTTTTCCTTGCGTAGCCTCAGCCAATCCCTTGCAACTCTCGGATCGACTCCGAGAGATACGAGATGCGCATGCGCATCGAAGCGCGAAGCGCGTGTGTTTTTAGGTTTTGTAGTTGTTTGGTTATTGGTTATTGGTTCTTGGTTAGCTTCTGATCCGGTTTCCGCTGGGTTAGCACTGCTAACCGGATCGGAACCGACAAATAACCCGCTGGGTTTTTCTTGGTTTCCATTTGCTTTCTTGGGACGACCACCAAGCTTCCCGTTTTCCTTGGCAATGTCAGCCTTGAGGCGGTAATCTGCGATGACGCTTTCGCATCGCTCATGCTCATATCCGGCGTCCGTACGTACGAACTTGTACTTCAAAATGTCGGCCACAATCCCTCGCTCTTCATCGGATCGCACGCCAACTTCACGACACACCACCTCCAGATCGAGCGGGAGCGGCTGCTCCTTGTCGTAATAGACGTCGAGCAGGTCACGATAGATCCAACGCTCTACTCGGGTCATATTGACCGTGCCAGAGCGAAAATCTCCGATGTGGTGCGGGTAGTGATTCACTCTTCTGACGCTCTCACAATTTCTTGCAGACGATCTTCCATCGCCCCAAACGCGCTCGACCAATCAGCCGGAGACAATTTGAAATCCGCTGGAAGTGACTGATCGATTGACAACACAAGGCGCCATAGAACATTCCATGTCGCGCCATGCTGGTAGAACGAGTCGGCTAGGAATTCAATGACGCTTTCCGGGAACTCATGCAACTGTTCGTGGCACGTTTCGCACAGCGTGACCAGGAAGCCATTCAAGTAATCCCATGGATCACGTCCTTTGACGTACCGCGTGTGGTGAACGTGAAGGGTCTTTGAGTCACACCCACACTCTTGGCAGGCGAAGTGATCGCGCTCGAGAATCTGCAGGCGTTTCTTCTGCCATCTCGGATCGCGCAGCTTGTCTAGATATGTACTCATCGGGTTGCTTCCGTTACCGCAGGTTCGAAATCAGGCAGATGCAAAGTGTCGCTAGGCAGATGCCAAGCGCCACGACGCATGCAATGAAGTGAGGGGCTCTCATGCGACTTCCGTCTCGCAATGCGTACAGATGAAGTCGAGCGGGTTGATGCGGAAGTGCTCGACTTCGCGTTCCGTCAACCAGTCGCCTTCGATGCTGTGATCCCGCTGGGCGCCGAGGTATCGCGTATAGCGCTGGCGGGCCGTGTCGATTACAACCAGGGCGAGGCGCTTGGGGTTTGTCACGATGCTCATGCCGTTCTCCGTAGCGTTAGTACTACTATTTAGGGTTAGGGCGCCGGCCGGTCCGACCGGCGCCTGCTTCAGTGTTTCTGGTCCTGCTGTGACCGGAGAATCAAATTGCCAGCCAACGCGAAAGCGGCAAACAATTCCGGATCAGCCTCAATCCTTTCTTCCAACTCCTTCTGGAGCGCGTTTTTGTCAACCCCCACCCGCTTTCGGGCGTCCTCTACGACCTTCCGGCCGATCTGAAGCGCCTCGTCTTCTGTCATTTCATAGGCTCCCTCTCTGTGAATTGATTACTTCTTCCATCAAAGTAAGCATGGCGTCTCGCGCTTGCCATTGGCTGATTGCGTAGTTGCCAAGCTCTTGCTGAACTGCGTTGACGTGCTTTGCAGGCAACTCGCGACGCTTTTTTCCTTTCTTGGTGATCTCTTCCTTGGCGAAGTATTCGGACGCGTGCGAAGCGTAGAAGTCTTCGATCTCCGAAGCCATGTGGCTGAATTTCAGGTTCTTCCGAGTCCTGTTCTCCCACGCAAGGTGGCAGGCATCGCGGAAGGACTTGCACTCAGCTATGGCCGACTTCGGCAGGAATATCGGGGTTTTGGGGGCCGCTCCAATGGAGCCGCCTTGAGCGCCGTACGAACTGACGCTGGAGAGGCTTTCTTGGTCTTGCATCAGTAAGCTCCTATAGCGAGATTTCATCGGAATACCAGTTGAAATACCCGAGGAAACCGGAGGAAATTAAAGGGGTCGTCAGACCCCCATGAGAAAACTTTGAAACCTGAACTGTTACGCGCTCATTCTTGCCAGCTTGTCCTTCTTTCTCGGTCCCGAACCTACGGGCGGCTGGGTGTCATCGCTGGCTTTGATCGCCTCTACAATGTCGGGTTTTGCCTCGCGGAGCGGGTAATCATCGGGAACCCGGCTCCAGTCGAACTTGGGCCGGATAACTCGAAGGAACTGCATGCGCGACCTTGGTACGCCATCAATGCGCCACTGGGAAACCGCTGCGGCGGAGCATTGGCACAATTCAGCAACAGCGCTCGTACCTCCGAGGCCATCGATGATCAAATCAGCGGTAGGGTCGTGTGCTTTAGTCATGGCTCTATTTAAGCACACTTAAACTCAAAGGTAAAGCACAGTGAAACGAAATTTGTTTAAGCTAACTTAAATGAGAACTACAATTTCACGACTCAAGCTGGCCGTGTTGAGCAGAGAGAAGGACTGGGGAAAGAAGATCCTGAAAAAGGACCTGGCCGCCGCAGCCGGCGTGAGCTCGCCTGCTGTAACCAATTGGTGGAACAACGAAAACACCGAGCTCGAAGCGCGCTGCGTGTTCGGCTTGGCGAAATTTTTGAAGATATCGCCGGAGTGGTTGCAGAGTGGGCGAGGGCAGATGCACGACCTATCGGCCAACCACATTTCAGCAAGTGCTGATAAGTCGAGAAAGAGTCACATACCGGGCATGATTGTGGGTTCGCCAGCGGCGGCGACGCCTACGCTAGGCGAACAAGGTCTCCCCAATCCAACCACGGATGAGTACGTGCTAGTTCCCCAATTGAATATTGAGGCCGCCTGCGGCGAGGGCAGGTTTCATGACCACGTAATCGTGGACGGCGGCAAGACGTTCGCCAAGAGTGAGCTTCGAGACTTGGGCGTACCGGAGTACGCGGCTCGACTGATATATGCCGCCGGCGGCAGCATGTCCCCAAAGATTCAGGATGGGCGGGCCGTCCTCATTAATCTTGAGGATCGCGAGCCCCGTGACAATAAGATTTACGCTATCTGTATGCCGGATGGTGGTCTCGTCCTGAAGCGCCTGATATGGGACTTCCATCCGGCGGTAGGTCAGCAGACATGGATTATCCGAAGCGACAATCCGGACAAGATGACCTTCCCGGACAAGCTACTGCCGCCCGACGACCGTACGATGATCGCCGGCCGCGCCGTGTGGACGGATAGTTTGCTATGAGCGATGATGCCAAAGCGAGAATCGATAAGATGGAGTCGGACATAAACGAAATGTTCACCGTTTATGGCGGCCTATATCAAGGCGTCCGCGAGGTCGTTGTCGACATCGTTGGAATGGTCAAGCAGCGCACGGGTGAGGAGCTTGCCGAGCGGGATCGCGAACTCCTTGACATCGCCAGACGATTGACTGATTTGATCGGTGCCGTAGCGGACAAAATAGAGAAGACGACCGGTGACTGAGGCCGAAGAACTGATACGGCGGATCCGCAACATGCCCCCGCCACCAAAAGGACCAGGAGTTGACGGTAAACCCGGTTCAAGCGATGATGGAGGCATGGAAGCCCGAATCTCAGCCCTTGAAGCGGCAAACCTCGAAACCCGTGATCGACTGATCAAGATTGAGACGCGAATGGATTCGCTCGCATCTAAGGAAGATTTGCACAAAGAGCTGTCGGCGCAAACGTGGCGCTTGGTGACATTTGTGTGCAGCTTCGGCACGGCCTTGGTTGCGGCCACCTACTTCATCGCCAAGCACGTCAGCTGAAGATCCACTTCAACCCGAACCTACGAGCCCAGCCCCGCGCTGGGCTTTTTCATTTCTGCCTTTGCGCGAACCCCTCCCGCCACAACGTAGCACCGACCGACGTCAGCAACGCCAGGTCGTCTCCCTCGAATCTCTCCCAGTTCTCCGCCAGCCAACCCGCGAAGCCGGCGCACGCGTCGTCTATGGGGATGTCGGCCCGCCCTTCGACGTTCAGCCGATCGAATACTGTAATCACATCCTCTGCGGTCATAGCTGCCTCCCTCTAATGAAACAAGTCTAGAGCACGGCCTCCAGAGCGGCAGGTTTCGCCTATAAAATTAAGTATGCTGAAATTCGTGCTTGCACGTGGAAATTAAGTGTGCTTAAATACATCCATCGCAGCAAACATGCAGCACCAACCACCGGAGAGCGAGCATGTACGCGAACGAACTCGTTGCAGATCGCAGCTGGTACACCGCAGACACCGCCAAGCTCGTCGCTTTCGATGACTGCGCTCGATCGGAGTTGCACTGGAATCACGGTGGAATGGCTTACTGCCTGTTTGACACGCGCTCCGAGGCGGTGACGTATCTGCAAGAGCATGGATTCAACGCCGCCTAAAGATCAAAACCACCGCAGAGCACCGCGGCAACAAGGGGAAGGAAATGAGCGATCACCTGAAAGCGTTTCTGACTGCGTGGGTCGAGTGGGTTGATGCGGGGTCGGTTCAAGACCAGCCTTTTTCGCGTGCCGTTGGATTGTGCTGCAACTTCGAAGACTGGCTCATGGTGGAGCATGACTTCACATGGATGAAAGCAGAATACGAGGTTGACGCGCTCAAGAACCGCTTTTCAAGCGATGGCCTGGATCGTTTCTACCCGTTTGGTGGCAAAGACCTTTATTGCGTACAACTTGAGCATGCCGAGCAACACCTTAACGAAGCCCGCATCGCTTGGGTCCGCTCGAAGGTAGCGCAGCACGAAACAGCCTGACTGTTCTCACCATCTTGGCCGCGAGCCAAGCTAGTGCGAATAGCACCGCAGTAGAAGCACAACGGAAAAATACGGGCCTCGCCAGAGTGCCAGCCCGGTAGTGCCAAGCGATCTTTAACCTGACTAGAAGAGATACCCGCAAGGGAGCGCTCAACGCCCTACCGCTGAAAAGATCGGGGCCTATCTCTCAAGTGCCTGGCTCCCAGATGGCGCTATAGAACACTTGAGGGATTGAGTAGTACCGCCAGACCGGCCATAGATGCACGGTCGGTCTGGATGCAGTTTTCATGGAATCGGAATGCGCCAGTGGTGATGGTGCGCAGGATCGAAAGCGAAGCTAACTCCCGGCAACGGGGATGCGCGAGGTGCTGATAGGTGGTATGCGCGGCGTAGCCGTACAAGCGGGGAATTAGTGCCACGCCCCAAGCCGGATCAGATGAAAACCGCCGGCCCGATTCCATGAGAGTTGCAACGTTGGATGTTTAGGGGATGGGTAGCGCAGTGGTGATGCGCGACGCGGAAACGTCCAAGCACCCTCGGATGCCTACAAGCGCGAGAGGGTATAGGCAGAAAGCAGCGAGTAATCGTTGCCTGCGGAACCGTTAAGCCGGAAAGCTGGAATTTCACCCCCAGCCCCATCCCTCAAGCACCCAAAACGATCTCTCTTACAGTTGCCGATTCTAGCGAGTCGGTAGCCATAAGGGTGATCAGAGAGTTGGCGTAGAGACGCCTGTTAGTACTACTATGCGCTGCGGCGCACAAGGAATAGACCATGGAACAGTTTCCGAAAGCAGGTGAGTTCTTCGGTGTCACGCATGCTGGTGGTAAGGATGGCTCGTACCGGGACGATGTGTGGGAATGCCTCGCCAGTGACGAATATCGAATCGTCGCGAAGCCGATCAGGCCTTGTTTCTACAAGGATGGGATTGTGTTCTACCGATCAGAATGGATCATCGAGCGTGTCTCGGATACGGTTGTTGCTGCGCTTCAGGTGGCCGTAGAGCATCGCGAGCAAGAGCGCGCCAAAGCCGCCTAACCTCGCGCCACGACGCAGGAGACTGAAATGCATAAAGAACGCCTGCAGCAGATGGTGACGATGCTGCGGAATTTGCCGGAAGAGAACCAATTCAACCTTGAATCATGGTCGTGCGGCACGTCTGCATGCGCCGTGGGCTGGGCCTGCGTCAATCCGGTGTTTATTGAGCAAGGACTGACGCGCCGACATACGGGCGCGCCAGAGTTCAAGGGCTACACCAGTTGGGATGCTGTCGAGGCCTTCTTCGAGATCAACGCGACCCAGAGCGAACATCTTTTCGACTACGAGACTTACCCGAAGTTTTGCGGGACCGGGCCGAACGAAGTCGCCGACCGCATCGAAGCATTCATCGCCGAGTAGGAGTCACCATGGACCGCCTGCACAACATGATCTGCCTGCACTTCAACGGATTCGACGAATACACATGGTGGTGCGGGCGGTGGGTCTATCGCCGCACTGTTGACTACCGCTACGTCACTTTGCAGTGAGGATTGAAATGAAGAGCATGAAGCGGCAACACGGATTCACTCTGCCCGAATTGGTTACCTATCTCGGGGCACTTCTCTGCTTCGCCGGCCTGTTCTACGTGCTGTTTGCTGGCGACATCGACAAGTTCTGGTGAGGCAATCATGAGTGAAGCATCAGAGAGGTGGCTGGCAGATTCCTTCGTATGGCTTGACGAGCAGCAGAGCATTCAGGATGCGGGCGACGAGGCGGCATATTGGTGGTTCATGGCCGCACTAGGTTTGAATAACGGAGGCTGATATGGGATGGGGAAGCGGTTCACGCGTCATGTCGGAAATCATCGCGGCGATCCAGCCGCATCTGCCTGACGAAAGCGCGCGCAAGGAAGTCTACAAGATCCTGATTAATGTCTTTGAGGATGATGATTGGGATACGCAGGATGAGTGCGAGGGCGAAGACCCTGCATTCGATGCGGCAATGGAGGAGTTGCATCCTGACTGGTACGAGTACGACGCAGCGGGCGAGGACTGACATGGACCCGGACGACGAAGCCTTTGACGAGCGCGAAAACGGCGGATTCTGCCCGAAGTGCGGTGGCTCCGGTCGCGACGACTACAGCGATGGGCTGATGGAGTGCTCGCACTGCGATGGCGAAGGGTATGAGTGGTGGCAGTAAGAAGTGTCTCTAAGCCAGACCGGCTCACAAGAGGTTCAAGTCAGGTGGGAAGCCTGGCGCCCTGAATGATAGTGATTGGTCCCCGCAAAAGGACTGCTAGTCATTATCACTCAGGGCCAAAGCGGATGCTGCGCGGAAGGCGGTACGAGTAAGCGCAGTGCAGCGAGTAACCCTGACCAACATTTCGGAGTCCATATGGGACAACACGCAAACCAACGGGCATGGCTCGAATTCGAGCGCCTTGACCGGAAGAGACAAGAAGAATCATTCGACGACGAGCCGCCGCTGACGGAGTTTGAGCGGGCGGCTGAGTGGGACCACGACTACTGGTCAAAGCTAGACGCGTCGCCAGTGCGCCACGTTCGACGGGACGACTTGGGGAGGGCGGTATGAGGGAGATCAAAGACGGTGGTGCTGCATTCCCGCTCACCGGAACTCAATGGAACCCTGACCGCGACGCACACGAAGTCTCGCCGGTCAGTAGCGGGATGAGCCTCAGGGATTATCTAGCGGCGAAGGCAATGCAGGGAATTTTGGCGATGGAGCCTGCATTCAAGCCCAATGATGGCGGACCAGACCAGCCGTTTCACGCTGGCAAGGAAACCCATGTTTCAGCGGTGGCAAAGGGTGCCTACTCAATTGCCGACGCCATGCTCGAAGCGAGGAAAGTATGAACGCCACCTTCGAAGTCCACGATGGCTGCACGACCCTCATATCAGATGCCGGCCGCAAGCGTCTATCGGACGAAGGCCTTCGCCGAGCCGCCAACGATAACGCGCTGCTTGCCGCTACCGCTCGAACTCACGAAATCCTGGCCGGTACTGCTTGCGGCGGGATCGTGGTTGCGATTGTGTGGGCCATTTACAGGAGCCTGTGATGCAACAACTTTTCTCTCTTCGCAAATCTTTGCGCCAGTACGGATCGCATCTGAATCGAGAGCAGCGGCGCAAATGGCTTGAGCAACGGATGCGCTTGACGCCCCGCGTCAACGTGAGCGGCGCCTACATCCCGCCAAGCGTGGCGCGGCAGTTCAGCATGCAGAGCATCAGGGGCGCGGCATGAAAAGCCTCGCGCAGTTCACCAGCCGCCGAGAGAAGTTCGAAGCGTTCTTGACCGAGCGCGGCGCTCAGATTTTGCAGCCCACAAACGAGTGGGAAGTGATGCGATTCAAAACGTCTCGCGGAACCTCGGTCGTCTACTGCAATGCTAAAGGTGGAATAACGCCTACTGGCGAGTCAATTACGGCGTGGGCCGCCTTCGAAAAGAACGGTCCATGGCGCGCATCTCCTGCCCCGAAGAAGCGTCAGACTGGACGAGAAAAGACGCTACCGCTGTTCAACGCACTGCTCAAGCGTGATGGCGCGGGATGCTTCTACTGCGGCATCGAAACGAACGAAGAAGACCGGAGCCTTGAACATCTGGTGCCGATAGCCCACGGCGGACCCAATCACCTAAGCAATCTTGTGTTGGCGCATCGCAAGTGCAACAGCATTGCTGGACACAAATCCGTGATGGAAAAGATTCTGGCGCGTGAAGCCAGGCGAGGTGCAGCATGAACCAAATCTCCGCCGCCCGTATCGCCCAGGCGATTGCAGCGATGAACTTTAACGAATAAAGGGGAAAGAGAGATGAATGCAACTTTGAAGGGTTTCATCATGGCCAGCAAGACGCAGCGCTATGACATCGAGAAGATGCAGTACATGGACGAGATGGTTTTTCTGTTCTCGCATTACGACTCGTCCCGATACAACAAGGAAGAGGTCATGGTCTGCGAGCACTCATTCGATGTCGAGGTGCCGGATGGCTTCGACCCGCGCGCAGGACTGGTAGCGAATCTCGAGCGGGAAAAGAAGAAGATCACCGCGGAGTATCAGGCGCGCATCACTGAGATTAATGGGCAGATTCAATCATTGCTAGCGATTGAGAACCGCGCGACCGCCTAGCAGCATCAAACATCAACTGTCGGAACTGCGGCGAATAGGAGCCGAAATGGACACCAATCAAACCAAGACTCACTGGAAGCAATTACAAGACCCCCGTTTTATCGGCGCCTACGCGCTGCCTAATGGGGACGACATGACCGTGACGATCACGAATGTCAGGAAGGAAGAAGTCACCATGATGGGCGGCAAGAAAGAGGATCACACGATCGTCTACCTAGCCAACCAGAAGCCCCTGATCCTAAACGTCACCAACTCCAAGTCAATCGCCAAGCTGTACGGCGCATACATTGAGGACTGGGAGGGAAAGGACATCACGTTGTATGCCAGCACGACCAAGATGGGCGGCGAAATTGTTGAATGCCTGCGCATCCGTCCGTCAGTTCCCAAGAAACAGAAGCCGCCGATCCCAGAGGAACGCCTGACCAAGGCTATCGCCTCAATTGTTGCGGGCCAGTACACCACCGAAAAACTGCATGCTCAGTTCGACCTAACGGAAGAGCAGGGCAAGCGGGTCACCGATGCGGTCAAGGCCGCTATGGAGAAGGCTGCATGACGATCAAGATCCGATGCTCGTCCCTGAGCAAAATCATGACGGAGCCCAAGGCCAAGACGGAAACGCTCTCGGTGGGCGCAAAGACCTACATCGAAGAACTCGCCAAGGAGTTCGTGTACGGCTTCAAGAAAGTCGTGTCGAGCAAGGAAATGGAGAAGGGGACTTTGGTCGAACCGCACTCCATCGAACTGATCAACGATGTGTTTTTCACGAGCCACGTGAAGAACACCGAACGCCGCGAAAACGAGTGGCTGACTGGTGAGTGCGACATCTACGTGCCCAACACGAAGATCATCGACGTCAAGTCGCCCTGGTCTCTTGGGACATTCCCGGCCACGGTATTCGCTGGCCAGGACAAGGATTACGAATGGCAGGGCAGAGGCTACATGATGCTCTGGGATGTCGACCTGTTCGAGATCAACTATTGCATGGTCAACACGCCAGACGAGTTGATCCGGTTCGAAGATCCGAGCATGCACTACGTGGACCACATCGACCCGTCGCTTCGTATCACGCGCGTTCCATACGAGCGTGACCGCGCCCTTGAGGAAAAGATCAAGGAAAAGGTCGAGGCGTCGCGCGTGTACTTCAATCAAATCGTGGAAACGATTGGCCTGGAGCATGCAGCGTAACAGTCACGCCGCCCACGATGCTTGACTGGATTTGGCGAAAGCGGGTCTCCGACAAAGCGTTGCTGGGCGGCGCCTTACTATGAGGGCAGTATGGCGGATCTAATTGGAAAAAAGTTCGGAAAGTTGATAGTGATGGGCTTGATTGATAGGTCAAAGCAAGGGGCGAAGTACGCCTGTATTTGCGAATGCGGGACTGAGCGGACTGCATTCGGAAACAAGTTACTCAGCGGATACGCTCATAGCTGCGGCTGTGACAACCCACTCAAGCGGATCGATGAGACGGGTAAGCAATATGGCTATCTCAGTGTGTTACGCGCGGCTGCGTCGGATAGCGGTGCCGTTTTCGAATGCAAGTGTGTTTGCGGCAAGGTGCTGTTAGTACCTGGGAAAAAGTTGCGCAATCGAAATTATCAGTCATGCGGTTGCAAGAAAAGCGAACTTATTAAGACTGCGCCTCAAAGGTTGGAGAAAACTCACGATGAGCGAGATCCGAACCGCAAAACGCAATGGCCTGAATACCGAGTTTGGAACTGCATTAAGAATCGCTGCTACCAACGATCGCACAAAGACTATGCGAGGTATGGCGGGGCTGGCATCACTATGTCGGAAGAATGGCATTCTTCGTTCGACAGGTTTTTCGCAGACATGGGGCTACGCCCCAGCCAATTGCACAGCATCGACCGCATGAAAAGCGAACTTGGATACGTCAAGGGAAATTGTCGTTGGGCAACAAAGGCAGAGCAAAGCGAGAACCGGAGCATGGCGGTCTTAGTTGAATATGATGGCCGCCAAGTGAACGTGAGTATTGCCGCTCGGGAAGTCGGCTTGCCATATGACTACCTCAGAAAATATGTCCACAAAGGTTTCACTGTTCAGCAGGTGGTCGAGAAGCGTGAACAGTTAATCGCCAGTCGCAGCGGCAATGCATAAGCCGATGCAGCGGCGCCCCCAGCAACACTCTTGAAGGCGCACATTCCAGGCACCCTTCGAAAGTTGCGTGTGTTTTGGCCGGCCAGTATGTGCGGCTCTTTTTCGAGATCCCCGTGAAAGACATTCTGATCCGCATTTCGGAGTCGAGCCCGAATGAAGGCTCGATTGACCTTTGCTGCCGCCTCACCGACTGCGCGCATGAGATTGCAGCGCTACGGACAAAGCTGAGCCTTGTCGAGCCGGGCCTGACAGAGCAGGAGATTGGCGACATTGCTGGCGGCTGCATGGAAACAGGTCGATACAACCTGTTCATGACTTACGTGAAAGACGTGTTGCGGAGGAAAGCATGACCACACTGACAAAAGACCAGATCCGCGAAATCTTCATGGCGCACGGTTTCACCGTCAAGGAAGGCCAAACCGACCTGAAGCAGTACGTCTACGACGCAGCGCTCGCCCTGCTATCTGCAAGCAAACCTGCCGACCATTCCCAGTGCTGCGACTCCCCGGCATTTTGTTCGAGCGTTCGCCGCTGCACGGCAAAAGATGCTGCCGCGCCAGCGCAATCAGGGGAGCCGGACGACCTTGCGGTTGACCGCTTCGCTGCCGCAATGAAAGATAAAATGGCGGCAGCGCGTGCAAAAGGTCGGGGTGGTTGGGAGAAGTGCTCGCCTGAATACCTGACGTTTTTGCTGCGCGAGCATGTCGAGAAAGGTGACCCGCGCGACGTGGCCAACTTCTGCATGATGCTTTGGCATCTTGAATCGCGGATATTTCCGCTCGCCGCCCCGCTACCATCCCAGCCCGTGGAAGCTGGCGAGGCGTGTGCCGAGTGCGGCGGCAGTTCAAGCATCACATGCAAATCGAAATACTGCCCGCAGACCACACCCTCTGCCGTGGTGCTGGACGATGAGCGGGCGGCGGAAACGAAATGCACGCAATGTTGCGGTCTTGGTTATTACCGGGGGAAGTGGCCCTTTGACTGGTCTGTAACTTGCGAGATTTGCCAGGGGAAGGGCCAAGTTCGCGCCGCGTCCCCGCAAGCCACGCTTCAGGATGCAGCCGTGTCAGTGGTTCAAGCGATTGCCGCGACCAAGCAACTATCCAATCTGGTCGAGGCGCAAGCCACGGCGACGCAGCCAGCACAGACGTCACCGTATCTGCCGTGTCCAATCTGCAAAGGTGTCGAAGGCTGCGACCACACTGTTCCGGAACGGGCTAGAGCAGCACAGACGGAGCGGGCACTGACGGATGAGCAGCCAGAGCCGCGCTATCGCGTATTGAAGGCGTCTGGCAGTCGCTACGCCTACGTAATCGACACCGTCGAAGGCGGATCAAAGGGCCGGTATGACGTGCTGAAAGGCAACGGGTGGACGAAGGCAGACAAGCACGCAGCCACGCTGAACGCCGCGCAGCCAGCTAACGGAGGTGATCGTGAGTGAGCGGGAGAAGTTCGAAGCGGCGATGACGTCATTGTCGGAGCAGCCTGAAGAATCGTTTGACAAGCCTTACGGCAGCGATGACGCCAATACCTCCTGGGCCGTCTGGCAGGCATCCCGCCGTGCGGCGCTGGAGGAAGCCGCGCAACGGATTGAACCTCGCAATCCGCCCGATGACTGGACGGAATACGCAAAGATCAGGGCAGAGGTTGCCGCCACGATCCGCGCTCTTGCCACTGGAGACAAACATGAGTGAACTGATTCAGCGGCTACGCTCGCAGGAAGCAGTCGACGGCAAGCCGCACGAAATCGAGCAACTGACCGACGAAGCCGCCGACGCCCTCGCAGCAGCGAACTTCCGGATCGCTGAGTTGGAAGCCAAGTGCCGACTGTACGAAGCATCACTGGACAAGGCCGATACGGAGCGTGACGCGCTTGCGAAGGATTCGGAGCGGTATCGGTTCTTGGCGGCATCGGCATTTAAACATCTGCTGCCCACCGCCGAAACCATCGACGCCGCAATCGCCAAGGAGCCGAAATGACTGATGACCTGCTAGTTCAACTCTTCTACGCTGCGCAGGGCGACATCACGCGGTTTCGCATCAAAGCCCGCAAACTTCTAGCCGATGACGGCAAGGGTGGCGCGGGGGATGCTTTTGATGAAGAAGACGCGTTTCAGGAGTGGTGGAAAACTCGTACAGGCAAGATGACCAATGCCTATCACGGATGGATGGCCCGCGCCGCTCTCGCATCGAGCGATGCGCAAGCCGATGGCGGCAAGGGTGAGGCGGTGGCGTGGATGACGCCCAGCGATTGGCGGACTGAGCCGCTTGCTACGTGCGACAAGTCAGTTGCAAGCGCATGGCGAGCGGACAATCGGCAGGTGACGCCGCTCTGCATCGCCGAGCAAGCCGAGTGCACCCTTACCGTGCCGATCGAAGATGTGATTGCACGATTCGAGGCAGAGCATGGTCCGATTCCGCAAGCCGAGTGCGCACCGCGCGTGGACGATTTGAGCGCGCTTGTTACCCGACTCGCCCGGGCACTGCGCAAAGCCGTGCCAGACAATGATCTGAGCGAAAAGGCACTGGACTACTTGAAGCGCGAAGGCTTGGTGGGTTCGCCACTGAGAGCGGAGTGCGCACCGCGTGAGGCACTGACGGATGATCTGCGCGAATCATTCGAGAGAGCCGCCAGAAAACTCGGAGCAGACCTGTCATCCACAAACGGCGTTTATCTCTCAAACGAGACTCAGCGCATGTGGCTTATCGCCCGCGCCATCGAGAAGGCAGCAAAGGAGAATCAATCATGAAAATGGCCCGCGCATCCGAAGCGGATATCGAAGCTGCACTCAAGGTGTGTCGAATCCTCGACGAACTCGACAAGCGCTACATGCCGTCTGACGACGACAGCGAGGAACTCGAGTTTTTCGACCGGGACGACGCCGAGCAGTGTCAGAGGGTCGTCGGCATGTTGCTCGATGCGACTCGGCACACCAGCCTGTTCCGCGTCGTGTTCGGCATGGCGGTTGTGCTCGATCCGCAAAATGAGTTGCTGGACCCGGATGCCCGTACGATCGAGATGCATCCGAAGATTATCGCCGCGCTGGAGGCGTGCGACGCCGCGAAGGAGAAGGCGAATGGCTGAGTGGCAACCGATTTCGACCGCGCCGACTGATCGCGAAATATGGGCATTCAACGGAGAGCAAGCCCGGATGATCTGGTCGCAAGGTAACCAGTGGGCGCTATGGGTTTGGGCCGACGAACTTCTGAGTGAGGTCGATCCCTCGCCGGAGCAGCCCACGCACTGGATGGAACTACCAAGGAACCCGATATGACCCTCTACGCCGTCCACGTCCAAGGTCCGGACGACATCATTGCAGCACCGAGTAAGCGCGAGGCTGAGGTGTTGGCCGACAAGCTGAACGCGTTCTTTGCTGAAATCAAGCGAGGGCGCGGCGAGAACTATCCAACCATTGATGCCATCGTTATCACATGGCCATACGCACCATCGGCTCACGCAACGGAACTTGCGAACGACTGGGCCGACCATGCCAAGTTTATCGGGCCGGTTGAGCCTGAACCCGAGCGCGACACTCGGACGATGGACATGTTTGGGGCCAGCCTATGAACCACATCGACAGTCGCCGCGCATTCAACGAATCCGCCCGGTCTATCTCTCTTGCCAATGTGCCCACCGTGCAGCAGATGCATGACGTGTGCTGGAAGTGCGCGCAGATGGCCGCTGATTTCTTCGAGGGACGGGTAGCGGTGGCGCTGCCGGATGGGATTAATGTGATTCGGGAGCCGACAAGAGGGAGAGCAGCATGAGCAGCCTGCCGAAATTATTCCTACCCCTGAAGGCCGAATACTTCCATGCGATCCGATCTGGCGAGAAAGTCGAAGAATACCGGCTTGTCAATGACTACTGGCGCAAGCGCTTGGAGCATCGGCATTACGGCCGCATTGTCCTGACGCTTGGCTATCCCAAGGCCGACGACTGGGAACGCCGAATCATCAAGCCGTGGCGCGGCTACATCGAACGAACAATCCTACATCCGCACTTCGGGACTGAGCCAGTGCGGGTGTTTGCTATCAATGTGGGGCAATGATGAGTGAATGCAACGATATCCGCTGGGCGCTGGAGAGGATCGAGAAAATCGCGAAGCGCGTCGAGGATCGGCAGTTAGGCAAGCGCGAGACGGTTGCCCTGAACTTGCTATCGTCGGCAGTTGAGAGCGAGATCGTGTGCGCGGCGCTTGGCCCCGACTGGGTGAAGCGGGTCAATCTACTTTTAGCATGAGGGGTGGCATGAAAGACCTTGACGAACTGAAAGCAGAACTTCAGTGGGCCATCGAGAACGGCACATACGGACCGCGCACAGGTGCGGCGCTGCGTTGGGCGCTTGAGGCGCTGGAGGCTATCGAAGCGGAGGCCACCCCATGACGTTCTTAACCTTATACCTCCTCATCGGCCTCTGCTTCTCCCTCATCGAGTCGCCAACGCGTCCATCGTTCGACCTCGCGTTGTTGTGGCCGCTGGCTTTGGTGGCGGTTGTGGGTGGAGTGGTTTTGGAATGATTGGAGTAGCAGAGCAGGCTACTGGGAAAACGCGAGAATACTGGGAAATCAAATGAAGAAAGTCATCAACGAAGAGGGTGCACGCCCGATCAAAATCTGGACGGATGAGGTCGAGGATTCGGCCCTGACGCAATTGAAGAACATCGCCCGCCTGCCGTTCATTGCAGGCAATGGCGTCGCCTGTATGCCCGATGTTCACGCTGGCATCGGCGCGACGGTCGGAACGGTCATTGCGACGGACAAGGCCATTGTGCCGGCAGCGGTCGGAGTTGACATCGGGTGCGGGATGAACGCCGTGCGCCTGTCGCTGAAGGCGTCTGACTTGCCAGACAGCCTCGCCACGATCCGCCACCAGATCGAACGCGACGTGCCGCTCGGAGCGGGCGGGGCGCATCGGCCCGAACGCGCGCCCAATGTGGGTGCCGATATGTGGCGAGGATTGCAAGCGCTGTCGGATAAGCATCCTGTCCTGGCCAAGAATCAGGCGGAGCGCCAACTCGGCTCACTCGGCTCCGGCAATCACTTCATCGAACTCTGCATCGACGAAGCGCAGGACGTCTGGGTGATGCTGCATTCAGGCTCGCGTGGCGTCGGCAACCTGATCGGCCGATACTTCATCGAGAAGGCCAAGAAGCGCATGGAGCAGTATTTCATTAGCCTGCCTGATGGCGATCTGGCCTATTTCCCGGAAGACACGGACGACTTCAACGATTACGTCGAAGCGGTCAACTGGGCTCAGGACTATGCGCTTGAGAATCGCCGGGTGATGATGGAAGCGGTCATCGCCGCGCTGCGCCGTCATATCCCGATCGAATTCACGATCACGCACGAAGCGGTCAACTGCCATCACAACTATGTCGAGCGGGAGAACCACTTCGGCCGCAACCTGTGGGTGACGCGGAAGGGCGCGATCCGTGCGCGCGAGGGTGATCTTGGCATCATTCCCGGCTCGATGGGGCAGCGCAGCTACATCGTCCGCGGCAAGGGCAATCTGCAATCCTATTGCTCATGCTCGCATGGCGCCGGCCGCAAGATGAGCCGCGCGCAGGCTCGCCGCACTTTCACGGTTGCGGATCTGGAGCAGCAGACCCAAGGCGTCGAGTGCCGCAAGGATGATGCGGTGCTGGACGAGATACCGGGCTCGTACAAGGACATCGACGTCGTGATGGAGAATCAGCGCGATCTGGTCGAAGTCGTGCATGTCCTTAAGCAGTGTTTATGCGTCAAAGGGGCGTAGTGGAAGCAGCTTTCGAGAAAATCCGGGCCGTCACGGTCCGGGAATGGAATCTGGAGGTAGGGGATGAGTGATTCGATGTTTCTGACCGAATGGGAATTGACGGGGCTATCTGGGTGCAGGACACAGTGGGCAAAGGTCCGATGGTTGATTGCTAACGACGTCCCGTACAAAGTCAGGCCGGACGGCTCCCCTGTTGTCTTGCGCTCGGCCTACCAGGAGGCGATGTCTGGCAAGACGCCGATCAATCCATTCCCTGATGTTGTAGAGATTATACGCATGGAACGATTGCCGCGCGATCTTTGCGGTGTCTACTTCCTTTGGAGCATGGGAACGGTGGTTTATGTGGGCATGTCGCGAAGCATCATGGCGCGCGTCGCCCAGCATATGCAGTCCGACAAGAAGTTCGACAGCATCACCCTTATCGAGTCATCTCCAGACACGTTGAAAGGCCTGGAATCGGAGATGATCGAAAGATTCAGCCCGGCTTACAACATTGTCGGGAAGCCCGATGAGTTCCTCTTGTCGAATGCTGAAGGGATGACATGAGCATAGCCGAAGGAAAGCGCGTGAGCGCGAAAGAGGCCGCCGCTATCCTCGGCGTGCCATACGCAAACATCAGCCGGATTGACCGGGCCTGCTCAATAATCCAGCGATTCAGACTCGGTCATAAAACATACGTCTATGATCTGGATTCACTCTATCGATTTCTCGCATCATGCCAATCGAAACCATCACCAAAAATGGGCGCAGGCGCTACCGCTGGACGTTCGAGCGCGTCATCGAAGGCAAGCGTGTCAGAAAAACCAAAGTCATCCCTGCGGGATTTTCTGCGGCAGACGCGGACAAGCTTGGCCGCCAGTGGGACGCTGAAGTCTACGCGGTAGAGACGGGCATCAAGAAGCCGGTCGTTACCATCGGGGAATGCGTGCGACTTCACTTCCAGGATGAAGGGACTAGCTGGAAGGACTTCACCATCCGGTCTCAGGTCATGGAGAAGTATGCATCCGAATATGAGGATCAGGACGCGCTGGAGCTATACGATTGGTCTGTGAAATTCGCGGGTTACATGCGCGCACGAATCGATCGCAATGGCAATCCCAAAAAGCCGACAGGCGACAAGACCATCAGCAACACCTTAGGCTATATCCGGGCCGCTATCAAATACGCGCACAAGAAGGGGAAAATTGCCCACGACGAGACGGGCAAGATGGTCATCCCAAAATTTAGCAACGAGCGTCACATCTACAAGGGGCGCCGCGAGATGCTGAAGATCGCGAAGGTTTGCGCGCACAAAGAGACTAGGGCGGCGATCCGTGTAGCCTTCTACTCTGGCATGCGCCTGAGCGAGATTTTGCGTGCTACCGTGACGCGAGATGGATACTCGCTCAGTACGACCAAAAACGGTCGTCCGCGCGTTGTGCCGATTCACCCAAGAATTGCCGTCATCGCGCGCCGCGTCCGATTCACGATCAGGCCAAGCAAGCTCAAAGACGAGTGGAACAAGGCGCGAGCCAAAGCGGGATTCCCCGATCTCAGATTCCACGATCTACGGCACAGCGCTGCATCAGAAATGATCAATGCGGGCATCGATCTGTACACTGTAGGTGGCGTGCTGGGGCACAAGACGCCGACCTCAACCAAGCGGTATGCGCACCTGGTTACCGAGCGATTGGCAGATGCCGTCAGCAAGATCGGAAAGGGAAAATAGCGGTGTGTGTTTTTCTGCCCATGCACTACAAACCACTGTCAGCATATACAGCATTGACAAGCCCGCAAAGCGCCGTGTTTTCGTTGATGGCAAGCCCAAAGCCTGTGTATACTATCAGTGTGTTAGGGCTTCAAACCCAGTTGAGGGCGTCAGACGCTCTCAGGTCGGTTCGACTCCGGCTGCCTTCCGCCACAAGGGTTTGCCGGATTTACCTCACCTAAAAAAATCCGGGAATTTTTAGAGTAGTGTGGGTTTTTCTGCCTGAAACCTGTTTAGCCGCATTGGCATCCTCGTACCATACTGCGCATCCATACAGCTATCGCCGTGGGCCTTTTCAACGAACCAGTCGCCGACCGACCTTGCCAAAATTGCGAGCATTGGGGCGGCGACGTCGCGGGCGGCTTGCATGCGCTATGTCTGGACGGCAATCGCCGGCAGGTGCGAGCGAATCCGGAAAGGGGCTGCTCCGCGTGGATCCGATGCATCGGCGCCGACGACGAGGAGTTGCGAGATAGCAAGATTGATATCTAACGCAATCATGTTTGTTTGATATTATCTTGCAGCGACGCCAAATATTAGATAATATGACTACTCATCAACTGAAGGAGTGTGTCGTGTCGGAAGTAAAAGGAAAAGCAAAGGGCGGCAAGGCAACGGCAGCAAAGATGACGCCGGAACAACTAACGGCTCGGGCAAAGAAAGCAGTGGATGCGCGGGAAGCGAAAAAGGCACTCCCCAAAGCGGTCTATGGGTCGCAAGACACCCCGTTGCGCATTGGTGACGTTGAGATAGGGTGCTACGTCCTTGAGGACGGCACTCGGGTTGTAACTCAGGCGGGACTGGCCGCCGGCTTAGGAATCGGTTCTGAGGGTGGGTCCCGGATTAGTCGTTTTACCGGCTCAAAAGCGCTGGAACCCTATGTGGGTAAGGCTTTGGCGACCGGCCTCGATTCGCCTACTCAGTTCCTTATGCCACAAGGCGGCGTAGCAAATGGCTACCCCGCTACTATCCTGACGGATCTTGTGGATGCGGTGCTAGAAGCTTGGGAGGCTGGCGCGCTAGGCAAGCAGCAAGAACACATTGTCGTTCAGTGTCAGGTTCTGGCGCGCGGCCTGATGCGCGTAGGTATCATCGCCCTTGTCGACGAGGCGACTGGATACCAGAAGGATCGTGAGCGCGATGCCTTGGCGCAAATCCTTGAAAAGTTCGTCGCGAAGGAATTGCAGCCCTACGTCAAGACATTCCCGGCAGACTATTACGAGGAGATGTTTAGGTTGCGAGGGCTAAAGTATCCGCCCGACAACCCGCAGTTCCGCCCGCAGTATTTCGGCCTTTTGACGAACGACATCGTGTATGAAAGGCTTGCTCCGGGTCTTCTGCATGAGCTAAAGCGTCAGGCGAACAAGGACGAGAAGAAGGCACACCTTCACCGGCGACTGACTCAGGAGGTTGGTCACCCGAAGTTGCGTGAGCACTTAGCTTCAGTCGTCACCATCATGAAGCTGTCGGATGACTACCCGGATTTCATCGGGAAATTGAATCGTGTTCACCATCGCTATGGCGAGACAATTCCGATGGATTTGGAGGAAGTCGATCGCGGTTGATGTGAGCCAGTGCGGAGGACGAGCCGCTGAGTGGGCAGCACGTCCCCTGCTTCAGTATCGACAGGAGGTCACCATGACCGATAGACCGACCGATGACCACGACAAGCCGCCGATCGTCAAGGCGCTGCTTCTCGCCCGCTACACCCTCGTCATCCACAACGGCATGACCGCCACGAGCGAGGGCGAGTCATGGCGACTGGACTTCACTGGCGAACTGGCAGAGATTGATGCGGCGTTGCAGACGGCCGGTATAGACACGACAAAGCCGATGCTTGCGCCGGTCAAGTGGACAGATGCCGACTGAGGGCTAATGCAAAACATGCCCAGAAAATATATATCTGGAAATTGCAGATAATTTCTTGATGATCTACATATGTCATACGATAATACGCGCGCTACGAATTAATACCAAAAAACAAAGGGGTAGAAATGAATAAGAAAGCTATTTCGGGTGTATTAGTAATGTCGTTTATTTTGACAGCTTGTGGAGGGGGAGGCGGTGGCAGTGGGTCGCCCGGATCTGCAAACCAGCAGCAACCTGCACCAGCCGCATCGGCACCGTCTCCGGCATCATCCCCAACGCCGGCATCAGCTCCTACTCCTCAGCCGAATCCGGTCACGATCGATGCCGAGGGGGATAGCACAATATACGGGTACGAGATCGTAAATGGAGTTGGCGTGCAGACGCCTAACAATCCGCCTGTGATTCTGCAATCGCTTCTACGCGCTCAGCTTGGAAGTGGCATCACTGTTCAAAACAATGGCGTGGTTGGCGGGGCAGCGTTTCAGTCTGTTGGCGGCATAGGGCATTACACGACGACCCTCGCTCAGCGCCTAACAACAAATCCCGCGCAAATTGTGCTGGCGAACTACGCAATCAATGACTCTGTTGAGCGCACCACTACCAGCTATCTAAATGACCTTACTTCATGGGTCAATACGGTGCGCGCGGCCGGTAAGGTTGCAGTTCTGGAAGAACCAAACCCAACATGCAGCACAACGCATGCAAACGTCGGAGCGTATGTCCAGATTATGCGATACGTTGCGCAAACGATGGATGTTCCGCTCATCCAGCAGTATGACTACATTCTTAGCTTACCGAACTGGGAAAGCATGATGAGCGCTGATTGCGTTCATCCGACCGACCCACTCTATGCTATCAAGGCACAGCGGGAATATGAGGCACTGGAACCTGTCGTCAAGTCGATGCAGTAATTCAGGAATCCCCTTCCGACAGGGGGGGGGGAACCTCAACTAAAATCTGACTCGACCGATACGACGAACTTACCAGCTGTAGGTGTTAGGTTGTTAATCCAAAGGTTATCGGAAGCTCTAGGCCATACGTTCAGATCACCTGCGGTACCGGTCGTACCTGACGGCGTATCAATTCGGAAAGCAACGCCGGAATTCCCGACTGTCAGTATAGGCGTCGAATTTCCAACTTGAATGATCCCGGAGAAGTAGTTCGTCACAGCGAACAGTTTCTCGAAGATTGTCAACTTATAGACAAGTTGGCCCCCACCATTCGGAACTGGGACTGAGCACACGGTGTTCGGAGGGATTGTACACAGCCACTGGTTAAGCCCCGTCTGAATCGTCATCGGTCCAGATGGGGTCAGTGCATCGATGAATGGGTATTTGTTGATATTATCGGCTTTGATTCCACCTAGAATCGCCCCGCCTACACGAATCAAATTGTTGTACACAATCAGATTCTGAATAGAGGGGACTGCAGTCCCGTCATGTTTCAGGACTGCCATGATCTGTGGCTGCTCCGTCACACAGGAAACATCATTCTCCGTAAGCGTCAATGACCAGGGGTTACCAGTCGGAGTCGGGTTCGTCACATAGGCGAAAGATTGATTGGGCGACTTTGCCCTGTTTCCTTTTGCCACGATGGTTGCATTGGGGACTAGGGTAGCCTGCCGGATCCCCAGGAATGCAATTGCCCGGTTGGAGAAATTCGATACCATCTGCGGACCATCATCCCCATTCACATCTCCGTTCATGCCGCTACTAGGATCGACGGTCATCCCATCTTCATAGGTATTGCTGATATACGTAACACTCGTGCAATACGAGGCTTCCACGCAGAACCAGACCCGCCCACGAATAGTGTTGCCTTGGAAGGTCTGCCCAAATCCCTTCTGCATGCTGTTGTAGACATCGCAAATCTGGTTTCCAATGTCCGTGATATAGAAAGAGCCCGTATGGCTTGAGATGCCAGAGTTCGGGTAATTGGCATTCTGGGGCCAGAACTGGTTGCCGTCGTACGTAAGACCGCCACCGGTTACAGTATTGCCCTCGCGCAGCAGATACATCTCCCCATTGTCACTGTCGAACCCGGTATGACAGTTATCAGCCGTATTGCTGCTCACAATCTGGCCAAAGTTGCCAAGGGTAAAGAGTCCATAACCAAGTCCGCCACCCCCAGGCGTCACGTAATTTGCACCCGTGAAGGTGTTTCCGATAACCTTCGGCCGGTAGTTGTGATACGTGTAGAGTGCGTGATTCGAGAATCCAGAGATTTTGCTGTTTTCAATCACCGGGCTATCGCAGTAGGAAATCTGTACACCACGAACTGCTACACCGCTCGCCGGATAGCCTTGTATCTCCAGGCCAGAAAGCCTGGCTGATGCGGTCTGCATCACGAGCGCCTGACAGGTAGCTGTGACGGAATACTGTGACGTTGCATCGGGGATGGTTGTCCACGGCGCCTGCGGGAAGCCGGTATAAGTCGTACCGATGTCGACAACCTTCGTCGTCGGATTGTAGGTGTTGATGTAGCGCGTTTGCCCTGCGCCCGTACCTGCCGTGATGGTGAGCAGGTAGTTATTGAGTTGCGCTGCCGTAGAAGGGTCACTCGCAGACAGCGTGATCGTACCGCTCGTTCCGCCTTGCGCTGTTCCTGTAGTGATGGTAGAGACAGGCAGATCGAAAACTAACGGATCTTCGAGCGTAACAATGTTGCCAGAGACCGACGCCACCTTAACCAGTTGACCCAAGCAATTGTTCGGGTCGAAGCGATGATCGCCATAGGCCAATCGGTCGGTCAGTAGGCGGATTGTATTGCCGGGTGCCACTTGCGTACCATCAGATATGGTGATGACATTCGACTGCGACAGTGCAGTAGCGATCAGTGTCAGGGTGGCAGACTGAATGCCATCAAGTTCCAAGCCATTTGCGGCTGCATTACGAGTAGCAAGCTGTGTCAGCTTTGGTGTGCCAGTCCAATGGAATGCGCCCCCTGCCACAGCACAGAAGATATTCGTAAAGGAATAGGTCTTACCCATGGGCCAGTCGAGTGTAAGGCCGGCTGTAGCGGTCACCGTGATTACATTCGTAAGCCCAGTAGTTTCATCTGAGCCATCGCCCTTGAGCCCGAACTGTGCTACCGAGATGCTTCCTGTCGTGGCGAGTTTCCAGCGTCCACCGTCTGCGGCAACGATTATCGTTCCGCCGTTATCAGATGATGTCGTGTCGCTTGAGTCCAGATAGTACAAACCACCGCCGCCATCTCCCGGCGTGTAATAACCAAGTACGGATACCTGGCTGTAGTTCGCCTTACTTTGAGCGCGCAAAGCGCCAATCGAATTAACTGCAATAGGGACTTGCGCCATAAGAGACGCAGAGGCAGCGCTATCGGTTACTTGATCCCAAATCAGATTGCCAAATGTATCATTGACGACCTGACGGTATAAGCCAGTGCCCCAGATGGTTGCCCGTCCTGCAGCATCTAGCCTAACCGGGTTAGTGTTGAGAACTGTTCCCGCTTGGTCTTGATACGTGTTCTTCGGCGTGCTGGTGTTGGGGATGTAGAAATGGACGAATCCCCCCGCAAGGGGCCTGCCGTTGAAGTCTAAGAACTGAGATTTACCGTTTAGAACTTGGTATGCGGACATTTCTTATGCTGCCTATTTGGTCGGGGCAAGGGCTGCAAGGACTCGATCGAGCATGTGATCTTCGACATTGGGAATCGGCAGGGCAGCCTTTCCAATATGTGTCAAAAGTGCGGCATGATTCCAGCCAAGAGGGATGTTAGGGACTGCATCGTTTCCGTTCTTATACAGATGCACCGGTACGTTAGTGAGGAGAGCCCTAACACCGATATCCTTGCTGACTCGTGGAGGCTCGAATCCATATACAGCGATAGGAGGCTTATCGAGCAGCGTCAGCGATACTGCAGCACAGATTGCAAGAGCGGCGCCGAGGGAGTGGCCTACCAGCGTTACAGGCTGATCATCGATCGCATCCATCACTTCATCAGCAATGGCCGACCATGCCTCAAAGAATCCCCGATGAACTTGGCCGGCTCTGGGGATGTTGACTGTGAGCGCATCTAGATCGGCCATCCAGCAGGACGCGTTATCTGTGCCGGGAAACGCCACGACTAGGCCTACATCAGTCTCACGCACGATCGCTCGAGAAGCGCTATTCGCTTCGCCGATATCTGGCGTCGCGGTGTACGCCTCTTGAGCAATCAGTGCGTAGGCATACAGCGTCATTGCGATGCGGCAACCGGGGCCGAGGCGGCAACTGGGGAAGTCGCTGCAATTGCTTTATTTACAGCGCAGAATACGCCGTTCCCTACTGCAATTACGCTCAGCGATGGGTCCGCTACAGATGCAGCAGTAATGACGGATTGGCCGACTGGGCACGCTGCAGATACTGAAGTTGCAGTAGTTTGGAGCGCGCCGACTGCTGCGCTGTTCATGGCCGCGACATTAGTCGCTGCAGTCTGGATTTGCGTAGCCGAGCAAGCGGAAAGAGTGCCGACGATAGCGCCGATTACACCATAGAGAGTCATATTGCTAATCATTGCGCATCCTTCAGTGAAACGGTGGCAGCTTCTGTTCAGACGTAACAGGACCAGCGCTGCTGGATTGGATCTGTTGTAAGTTAGTCGACTGCAAATTGGCGATAGCGTGGTAAAAGCCGAGTGCACCGAGCGCATATTTGATTGCATCGATGAGATCGGCGTTTTCGTGACCCGTGATAATAAGTGCAGTCCACAAGCCAAAAAGCAGTACGCATCCTGCAAATTTGAGATATACGGTCATGATGCGGCCTTGAGTAAATTTGATGCGATCCGGCGAGCCCATCCTTTCCCGAAAGATGGCCATACATCCAGTGCAGTCATATATTCCAATCGGTAGGCGTCGAACTTCATGCAGACTTTCATCGGATCAAGTGCGTTAGCCGCGGCGATGGTAGCGGGGCCGACAACCCCGTCTGCCTTGACGCCTACCGATTGCTGAAGCCAGAGTACGGGCTTGCCGCCGTTGTATGCGGCATCGAATACTTGAAGCGCTACTTCTGCGTTAAGTTCATCGCAGTGGTAGCGATCCCAGTAGTCGCGCTTGGCGATTGTTTTCGCCTGATCGAGTGTCAGATTCTTGATGTCGTAATCGGGATAGGATGCTGCAGAAATCCCATACTTGGTGCCTCGGCACGTACCTACGCCGACTCGGCCGCCAGTCCAGTTTCCGGAATCGATCGGGTTATCGGTGAACCCCTGTTCAATGCCGACTACGAATACAAATGCATCATCGAAAGCGCTCATTTACCAGCCCTATACCGTTTGACCGAGATGTATGTTTGAATCACGCTGTAGACGATTGCCACGATAGAAGCGACACCCGAAAGGGTGAGATCGCTGGAGATGTGGCTGACGCCAATCGCTACCCATGCTGGAGCGGTCTTGGCTGCGTCAATAACGTGATGGCTATCCATGCTGTTCCCCGAGATTCTTTTGATACGCGGGGCGGTGATCGGTATTGACCGGTCTACGGATAGAGAGAAGAATCTGTGACATGTCTCGCCCCAAAGCAGATAAAAGCAAGCTTTCGCTTACCTTGTCTCTGCCCTGGAGAGACTTCTTAACGGGCAACTACCGCGAATTAGAGGTTCGCTACACCATGACAACTGAACAGATTCTGCATGCCATCGGAACGTCCGCTGGCCTTTCCATCGTCTATGCGCTCAAATGCTCAGCGGCTGCCCGAAAGGAGCGCCGGCAAGCTGCCGGGTACGACAAGGCGGCCGAGACCCGTAACAGCATTCCCTACCGGCTTGGCAAGTTGTGGGCGCGCTGTCAGAAGCGCCGCAGCTAGCTTGCCGCCAGTCTGCGTATAAGGCAGAGAACCAATTCCGATTCCTCCAAGAGTCGCCAATGTCGAAGTCGGAGCTGTCGCTAGTCCGGCCGCTACAGATCCTGGCGCAAGTAGCGACATCAGGCCTCGACCCACTGTTCCGGAATCCGGGTATTTCGATCCAAGCACACTTTGGCCGGCGCCAGAAAGGTCTTGCATCAGGGCGTTACCCGTTGCCGTTGCCCCCTTTCCTGCCGACTTATCTGCACCGCGCACCGCACTTTGCAATTGCGCACCAGTGAAGACGCCACCGTTGTTCATCGCACCGGTCGAAGATGCGGCGGAACGCAGCCGCACGAAGTTTGCCCAAGCCTTATTCGCATTCGATAGTTGATCAGCCAGATCAGATGGATTTACGCGCGCGAGGTTACTATCAACGGCATCGCGTAGAGAACTGACTGCCGCGCCGAGTTGTCGGTTATCGAATGATGGATCTTTCAGGTAGCCGCTCGATGTGCGTGCGAGTTCGCTCTGAACGCCCTTAAGCGTCTGACCATCCATGTTTCCCTGTGGGCCGAGCTTATCGAAGATCTGCGTTTTTAGGACGTTCATGAACGTCTTTTGTTGTGAATCCGGGAGGCTGTTCGCCATCTGTCCGAGATTCGTTACATCCGCCTGAAACTGCGGATCGACCTTCATCTGCATTTTCGGCAACACCGAGTCATAGGCCTGACCGATGGTCTTGCCGACCTGATCGATACCCTCCTGACCGACATTGCCGCTGAACGTCTTACCGATAGGTGCCAGTGCATCGTTGTAGGCAGCAGCGTTGAACTGGCCGACTGCGCGCTGCTGCGCGTTCTTAATCATGTCGCCAAGGACCGGCAAGCTGGTAAGCTTGTCTTCAATACGCGCGAATCCACCACCGAGAATCTGCCCCGGCGTGGGCGTTACGCCGCGGTTCATCAGTGTCTGTACATCAGGCGAAATATTGGGTGAGATAATGTGGCCTGCGAGACCTGCCAATGGTGATAGGACACCGCCAGCTGCAGCGCCAAGTACAGTTTGCTGGCCTTTATCGCCCCAATAGTCCTGGCTGTTCGGATCGACAGGAGCAAGTGCGCCGGTGATGCCGCCAAGGCCGGCGCCGACCGCTGCCATTCCTGGAAGCGTACGCGCGACAGGAGCAAGCGCACCGAGTGGCGCAGTCGCGGCAATCGAGCCCGCCACATTGCCTGCTCCCGTAGCAATCGGATGTGCCGCCGAGTATGGTGCGACTTCCTGTGCGCCGTGTGAGAGGCCCTGATTAGCGTCATTGACTAGCCAGTTACCGACACCATTTAGACCGACTGCCTGCGCTCCATGCCCAAGCAATTGCTGCGCACCGAGAGCAGTTTCCTGCATGCCGCGGCCGACTCCAGCAAGGAATGAGGTGATGCCACCCGGTTGATTATTTTGTGATGCAGGTTGTGGCTGTGCCGTCTGCTGTTGCGGTTGAGCCGATGTAGCCGATGGGGCAGATGATCCCTTTGTGAACGCCGAGAGGATCTGATCATCATTCGGACCAGCCTGCGTTTGTGGCTGAGCAGCAGGGGCTGAAGTCTGCTGCGCCTGTTGTTTCGGCTGCGTAGCAGAAGCACCCTTGCTGAAAGCAGCAAAGATTGCATCATCGCTCTGATTGCTCGAAGGTGCGCTAGGGATTCCCGGAAGTACCGAAGGAGTCTGATTGTTTTGTGTCGGCATATTTACTCCTGCTGCTGCCAGAACCTTCCCAGGGAATGCTGCATTTACCGGTCCCCATTGAGACGTATCATTGCCCCCTTGGTAGTGCCGCAGTGCAGTCGAGACATCGCCATACTGATCGAGTAACCCAGAAAGCAACTTGGCGCCGCCGTTGATATTCTGGACGGGATCGGTCGGATCGGTGATGCCCAGCGCCTTGTAATTCGACGGCATAATCTGCATGAGGCCGGTCGCACCTTTGCCCGAGACGGCACCCTTATTACCGCTCGATTCGGTCGCGATGATGCCTCGAAGCAGATTAGGGTCGATGTTATTCGACTTTGCCGCCTGCTGGATGATGTCGTCATACTGACTCACTGCGGCACTCCAGAAGCCGGGAGCGGTGCTGCCGAAGCTTGCGGCGCAGCTGCTGCCTGCTGTGTACCTGGCATCTGGATAATCCCTTGGCGTACTAGATTGCCGAGATTAGTCTTGAACTGAGTCAGTTCGGCTGGTGATTGACGCTTGAGGAATGCCTGCTGCTGATTCGGGCTCATACTCGTGAACACGAACGCATCGGGATTAACTGCTTTATTCCACTGCGACTGCCATTGGTTGAACTTGTCCGGCGTGTTGCCTGAGTTCTGCCATGCGTAATCCTGTGCTTGACGCATCTTCTCGGCTGCGATCGTCTTCGTGAGAATGTCCTGATTGGCGAGGTTCGAAATGCCTGGGTTTGCGTTTCCAGTGACTGCAGCATTAAGACGTGCATCAGTTCCCGACCCGATCGACCCGGAGACGGACGAAGCATAGTTCGTCAGGATCTTCTTGAATTCGTCGTAGTTCTGGATATCGCCCGTCCAGCCTGATGCCTTGGCTATGCCTGGGCTGAGCGAATTGACAAACGACTTTGCCGTATTACGCCAATCGCTATTAGGACCTGTATCAAGCGGGGGAGCATTGCCATCTGCACCCGTCAGTGCATTTCGAGCCGTCTCCAGCAAGTTAAGGCGCATCGGCGCATCGGCTGCGGCGTTGTGTAGGTCTTGCGCTGCTGTAGCAGATTGCGTTGCCTGAGCGCTCGCACCGGCTGTCTGCGATGCCTGAGCGGCAGGCGATAGACCTGTCGCAACGAAACCTGACGGTGAACCACCTGGAGCGGCGCCCCCTTGTTGGTTATAGCGCCCTGTATATCCGCCTTGAGGACCTTGAGAACCCTGTGCGCCGGGAACTGTAGAGCCAAGCGAGATCGTGCCGGGAGTACCATCGGGGCCGACTGCGGAGATGCGCTGTGCTGCCTCGCCAGGGGTAAGGGTATTCGCAAGGGCGCCGCTGACAGTCAGTCGTCCGGTCATCGGATCGACGTTCATAACATCTGTCTCGCCACCCCGATTAACCGTCATTTGCTTCGGCATCAGCGCCTGCAACTGTGCCTCGCCAGACAAAGAGTTGATGAAGTGATTCTTGATCCATCCAGCTTGCGCTTGCGGATCTTGCGGAATTCCCTGAATTTCTTTGATTCCCCGATCAAGCGGCAGCGTCCCAGCCTGCACCGCGCTGGAAATCTGCTCGGCGATCTTGCTGGACATATCTGCTTTGCCCATGTCCGGGTCTTGCATAAGCGAACCGATCATGCCGCGGATATTCTGCTGCTGCTTGAGGTGCATATCAAGCTGGCTAGTGTCGTACTGCTGCTGAGCATTGCGCTGCTGTGCGATCTGGCCCATGAACTGCGGCAGGAATGCACCGGCACCGTTTTGTGCCGCCGTCGATTGCAACTTGTTGAAGTCGACTGAGCCATCAGGGTTGATCGCCTGCGAATAGGCTTGCGAAATAGCCTGGTTCGCATTGAGTTGCATTGTGTTCTGACGCAGCGCGAGCAGACCTTGAGCCGTTTGTAGCGGCTGTTGGAGAGACTGCATAGGATTTTGAGGCTGTTGTATTCCGAGAGAGATAGTCGGATCGAGCGGCATTTACTGCCCTCCTTGAGCCGGGGTCCAACCCGGTACGCCAGCATTGCTTCCATAGAACGAACCACCTGCAGCAGACGGCTGCATGAGCGAATAGAGAAGCGCATTACTTCCAAGCCCTGAGATCCCGCCACTGATTGCGTTCGCCGCACCGACCGTACCAGCTGCCTGCGCTGCCGCGCCTGACATCATTGTGTTACCAGCAGAGGCTGCCGTTTGCATGCCGGCATTACCGACGCCGGCCGCTGCATTCTGACCGAGCCCAACCAGACCAGATAGTCGGTTGTATGTATCCGACTGAACGCCATAGTTTGTCTGGAACTGTTGGAGTGCGTTCTGATACTGCTGCTGATACGTTTGGCTGGCTAGTCCAGTGTCATAGTTCGACAGCCCCATAGCCTGAGCTCCCGAGAGATTCAATCCCTGAGCCGCCAACTGGTTATTGACGTTCTGTTGGCCCTGTTGCAAGGTGAACTGATATCCTGGCGTCTGCTCCAGTTGCTGCTGAGTTGGATTGAAGTTGAAATTCATCCCCTGCAGCTTGCTAAGCTGAGACTGCATCCCGGCAATATTGTTTGTGCCAAGCTGCATGTACGGCTGCTGATTCTGCTGCATCTGCTGGAACATCTGCCACTGTTGCTGCGTGGCATTATTTGCTGCATTTGCCTGCGTGTTGGCTGCAGAGTCAGCCGCACTCCCGCTGATAGCAGCACCCGCTATGCTTCCAACAGCACCCACTCCAGCTGCTACTGCTGCAGCGACGCACATAGCTAATCCTTCTTAATGTCTTTGAGTTTGAGTTCCATAACCACGTCATCGGCTATATAGCCGCGACGCTGAAGAATCTCATACAGCTTTCCAGTCAGCGTGACGGGCCACGCAATGATGCTGACGCCGCGCGAGCGGAGTGTGTCCTCAATTTTTGACATGAAGCGTGGCATATAAAACCGGTGATTGGGCTGAACATAGAACGTATCTATATTTCCGCACAACTCGGTTTTTAGATGCAAGCTTTTGTAGAGGATCAACAGAGCGTAACCACGCAAAATACCGCTCTCTTCACGCAACGTCATTGCTATCAAAGCACCATGATCAGCAAGATGAAGGAACTGATCAATGTTGGGATCAATCTGAAGCCCGCGTTGTCCGTGATAGGCGCAGGTATCTTTTTTTATCTCTGAACATTCATCCCAACTTTGCTGACCGAGCGGAATAATCTCGTCTGCAAGTTCGCATGTGAAAGGTTCGATAGAAATTCGCATTACCGAATGCCGCCCACCTGATACGTTTCGCCGGCAGTCGGCGTGATCGCGGCCGCGGTGTTGTTCGAGAACGTGATCGCCAGCGTACCGGCTGCGCTCACACGGACATTAACGACGCCCAGGCCAGCCTGCGCGCTCGGCTTCGTCACCCAAACCACATCGCCAACTGCAACACCGGCAAGCGGGAATGTCTGTTCGGCGGTCGTGTTGGCTGCAACTGCAGCCGGCGTGAGCGCTGCGCTCGCGTGGTAGATCGCCGTCAACGGTTTGCCCGGCGCGTTTACAAAGTTGATCTTTGTGATATCGACCAACTCGTCACTCTCAACACCTTTACGGTAATTCGGCATTTTTAGCTCCCTGAAGTTTCATAAACGCCGCCCATGAGCGTCACTGCGCTCGCGGTACCGGCCATTGCCTGCAAAGTGGAACCGGGCGCAAGTTGCAGCCCAATAGCTTGCGGCGGCACATAGGTTTGTCCTGCCGCCAGTGAAAAGGCCGATAGGAACGCATTCGTTACCCCTGCGGTCCCTGCGGATGGCACGTTGTAAAGCGTCACTGTTACTGGGCTTACTGAGGTATTCGTCAGCGAAAGGTTATTGACCGTCGACGTCGTGCCAGCAGGCGCGGTGTAATAGGTCACCGCCGTTACGGTTAGCTGCGCTGGGGCGATTGACTTTGGAACTCGCTGCATCCCTTACCTCGATAAAATTGTTACTGGTGGCGCGACTGAATAAGTCACGGTCACTGAATCCCCAGGGCTCATCTCGATCAGTTGACCAGTCCCGAGATAGTCAATCGTCAACGTGGTCGAGCCACGCGAGAGCGACAGCGCTGAAACAGTCCCGCCAGTGATATGCATTGCCTGGCGAGCACTTGCCTTATAGGTCCACGGTGAAGTACCTGCCGTTACCACTTGAGGAGACTGAGCGCTATCCGTGCTATAAACTGGCGCGAATGTCATCTCCGATATGGAACTCGAGTCGTGCCGCTCAGCCATGGTCATTTCGACGCCAAGCGGATCTGATTGAGCCGATAGGGATGGATAGGAAATCTCCCTGCTAAGCGGATCGATATGCACAGACACATCAGGCGCGGTAACTTCGCTATCTAAGCGTAGGCCCTGATTAATGAGTTGGCTCGCTATCGTTTCGAGAGACAGGATTTCGCTATTTTGAGGCGCTACTGGTGAGGCGAAAGTCTCCTCTGCACTCAAAACGGCATCTACGGTTATCGCAGATGGAATCGATGCGGTATCGCCACCCGATCTCTGGAATAGCTGAATCAGGAAGAGAAACCATGCCTCATTAATCATTCCCGTCTTTGGGTCGACAAGGGGAATGTTGATGAGTGGTACGCTGGTCTGTAAGTTAAGGCTCATTGGTTATTCTGCTGAGCTTGCACCCATGCACCCAAAAGAGCCGTTTTGCACGGCGCAGACCATGACAGCTCGAAGACGCGATCGCGAGCCATACCCAGGCGCTGGAACTGAAGCGATGTCAGGTACTCGCCTTCCATACCGAGGCTTGTGCTGATCGCGTTGCCCCAGGACTTACCGCGTGTGTCGCTCCAGCGCAGATAGACGGGAACTGGCCCGTTGTTCGCACCATTACCGACTTCCATATTGGCGATGAATTCACGATAGCGGATCCGGTCGCTGTTGTCGTCTACGCTATGGGCGAACGATCGGATACGCGGGATCGGGTTTCCGTTGTCCGTGTAGTTATTCACGTCCCACAGGTACAGATTCCCGTTCTGCCAGTCACCGACGATCGGTTGTCCATAGGCAGATGCATAGCAGTTCGCGCGGTGCCGGTGGAGTTGGCCGTTATCATCGATCCATGCCAGTTCGTTCCACTGCCCCGTGCTCATGTCATATTGCCATGTCTTGTCGGCAGTCGGGAACGTGATGCAGTAGAAGAAATGGCCGTCTATCTCATAAGTCCAGCCGATCGCATCAGAGAGCGCCCCGTAAGACGCGAGCTCATTATCGATCGCGAACGTGGAGATGTGCTGTGCATTGAAGCTTTGCGAGCGGCAAATGAATGCATCGCCCTGGGGAGATTGGGCCAGCCAGTAGATATCGCCGTCCATCTGTGCGAGAGATCCGACAGCAGCGAGACCATAAGGCATAAAGATGCCCGGCATACGGCTGAAGGGGAACGGCGTACCGCCTGCGCTCCCGAAGTCGTACCAAACCTCTGTTGTTGATGCACCAAAAAGGTAGATGTAGCGCTTTGCCACCATCAGGCCTACGAGGGTATCGGAATAGCCCGTCTTGCCTGCGAAGTAGAGTGCGTTAAATACGGTTTGGTCGACCAGCGATGAATACCACTGGTTCTGCCCGGGCACGTTGGCGACGAGAAAGCCATCGACATAATCAATCGTGTTGCCGCCCATGAATGAATCAGTAGAATCGAGCGTCGAGAATGCACCACCCGAAAGCACAACCTGATAACCGATCGGTGATCCGTCAACGATAACGAGATCGGTCCCGTTGTCGACCATCGATACCTTGCCGACTTTCGTCCCAATATCTCCAAGCTTTTTCAGTGTCCACGATGCATTTATCGAGTACACAGACGAGCCGCACACGCCGTACAGGACGCCATTGGATGCCATAAATAGGCCACGCCAACCCGAGCCATTGGTCGGCGTAGCAGATGCGAGTTGAGTGAGACCTGGAGAAGGGTAGAAGGTGAAGGGAAAGGGCGAGCCTTCGATTCCCTTTTCGCCGTACAGGTTGATCGACCGTTGAGCCTCGGCGACGAGGGACTTTGCAGAGTAGGCGCCCGTAGTGAGGGCTACCTTCACGGAGTGCTCCCGATCTGGAAGTCACCGTAAATATTGTAAGTTGCGCCTCTCTGCGGCCTAACTGCTACCGGCAACTGAAGCTGGGGTATGGCTGCATTACTTTCTTCAATGATGCGTAACGATGCCTCGGCCTTACCCTGAACCTGCGGATTCGGAGGAAGGCCAAACATCACATACATCTCGAGCGCAAGATTCCACATCAGCGCTGCCGAATACTCAGGCGGCATTGTAATCACATCGCTCACGGTCCCGAACTGCTGTAACTGCTGCATGACCGTGATGTGAATCTCGTACATGTTGTTCGGCACGGGCCAAACGAACAGATTGCCGATCGGATACGCCATGTCGTAGAAGGCGAATCGCGGGAAGGCGTTGAGATTCTTGATGCTGATCCGGTTGTAGTCCTCGGTCGAGCGGAGGATTTCAAGCGGATAGTCGACGGGAAGGGGAGTCTGAACGTTCTGCCGGAAAAAGGCAGACTCGAGCTTGGAGGGGCGCGCGATGTCGAAATCGCCACCAGGGCCGACCGTGTACGAAAGCTGACCTGTTGCCTGCTTGGCGACCGTCACAAGCTGGTAGATCATGTAACGGCGGCGCTGAAGCTGCGCCATCAGCATGTTCAGCAGCGAGAATGAATCGCTCAAGTCCTCGGCCGATGCTGCTTGCCCAACACCCAACACGTTAGCCGTCTTCAGCGCCAAATTGATGATATCCAGTACTGTAGTTTGCGGCGGGGCAGTGTTGAGTGAGACAGTCATGAAAGGGACCTGTGTTTAGTCCCTTCCGATGGTAGGCCGTGAGTTATTTAATGCAATTGATTCTGATTAGTTGCCGATGCACTGATACGCGATAACGTCCGTGCCTGTCCCGGACAGAGTCAGGCTAGTTCCGCTCTGAGGCGCAGCCATTACTCCTCCCGAACCGGACGAGCTCGTTGCGGTGCAGAGATAGCTGGTTGCGTTCGTGAATGCACCAGCGCCACTAAACGTCACGGTTGCCGTGCCACCTGTGAGCGCCTGGTAGCCTACCGTCATGTGCTGAGCGGTGAAAGCCGTGCCGGTGTTGCCGTAGACAGGCATCGTGCCGGTGCCGGTTGCGGTGATATTTCCCGTAGCCGTCAGGTTACCCGTTACAGCGGTAGCGGACAGCAGGTTAATGCCGCCGCCGCCTTGCGTGCCGATATTCATCGAAACGTTGACGTTGCTGCCGCTAGTCATGAGCGACGGCGTTGCGCCATTGGCCGCCCCTGACAACACCATATTGTTCCCGCTAGGAAATGCCGTGCTGATGGTGCCTGTTGCCGAGGATGGACCAGTATGCGCCCATGCGCCGGAGCCGCTATTGGAAGTGATGCCAGTGATGCCTTTGGCGTAACCCCCCGTACCGCTCAGCCATGCAGTAGCAGCGCTCCCGTCATCCTTCGCAAACCGGAAAGTATGGGAGCCAAGGAAAAATATTTCCTGTGAATTTCGATTGTCTAAGGTCTGCGTCTGGTCTGAGAAAGTAGCAATCGAATAGTTCGGGCCGCCGCCAATCGCGACACCCGTGTTCGTCGGACTCGCTGGCTGCAAATTACTAGTGGAGCTCAGAGTGCCTTGGACGTTGACGTTACCCGTCACACCCAGCGAACCGGTATGAATCCACGATCCACTACCACTATTGGACGTGATGCCAGTAATGGCATAGCCCGAACGAGCCGCGCTCAGCCATGTAGCATTCTGGCTGTTTGCGTCATCACTGGTCCGGAAGTCTAGGGACGCTGGGTTCTCGTAAATATCCCACGTCTTCTGGTTAGCGCTATTCGTGGTATTTGTGAACCCGATGGCTGGGCCGCCACTCGCGGATGTCCCTTGGGCCAGAATTGTGGAAAGTGCACTTCCGGCTGAAGAACTCGTACTAGAAACGAAAGTCGGTCCAGTAATGCTGTTCTTGGATACGGTAAAAGCGGGTCCGCCAGTGGATGTTACGACCCCCGAGTTCCCCGTCACCGTCCCACCTGTCAGCGGCAAGTAGTTGCCGAGCGCAGCAGTAACAGATTGTGTAGTCGCAATGACAGCACCCAATCCTGCCCCAGATACAAACGGGATATTACTAACATATGTAGTGCCATCGTAATATCCCTTTACTGCTGGTCCAACTTGCCCAGAGGCAAGCGGCGATACAGAAGCCATTACAACCAACGCAGCCATAGTCAGCGCAAGAATCTTTTTCATCTTGTTACCTTCACGAAACGTTTATAACTGTTATGGCAGCGGGCGACATGCTCGTGATTTCATACATGAAATCAACCGATGTTAGCGGACCAATCTGGTTATTAGTATCCATCGTGACGCCAGTCCCCCCGGCAAACGTAGCAAGGAAATTGGTCCTATTCATATACCGGAGCGTCCAGGTTAGCCCAACCAGATTGAGCGCAGCAGGCCCAGGAATAGCCGCGATCATGTTCGCTGCAGTGTCCGTGGTATCCGTGAAGTTTGCTGTCGGACCCGTACGCGCCATGTATTTCAGATCAGATGGAGCGCTGAAAGGGATTACCTCTTCCGTTGTTGCAGTGACGGGGTAATACAGCGTCGGTGGATAGTTGATCAGACGCGATGCATTGACTGCATTCATCGTAACCGTAGTCGGACTGGATTGCGTCACGACGAACGTAAGCGAAGACAAGCGCGGTACTAGGGCATTCGCTGCGGCGCCAGATGCGATGATCGTTACGCCAGTACCGGGGGCGATAGTCGCCTGATACCCAGTCGTATTGATATAGGTGAAGATCCACGATGCACCGTTCGCAGCAGCCGTCGAGAAGCCCGAAGGAATCGACGAAATGATAGTCGCCGCTGTATCGGTCGTATCCGTGAAGTCTGCAGTGACTGCGCCCTCACGGTTAAAGATCGATTCAGCCGCCGAGATGATATCCGGGCCGATGATCGTCATACCGGCTGTGGAGTTGGCGATCGTATCCTTGGCTGGAGCCAAGGTTCCACCGCCTACACTGCCTCCCCCGCCAGATGCAAGGGTCGCGATCAACTTCTGAAAGATGATCAGATCCTTCTGGAACTCCCCAAGAGTCATGCACATTATTGCCTCATCCAGGTAGTTTCAGACGTAAGGTTACCGGTTGTATAGCCGTAAGTCTTCGTCCAGCTATTGACGCCATCCGTACAGGTATCGCTGCCAATCGTCCCGTCACCATTGAAGACATAGGTATGAGCCAGGAAGCAAACGCTCACCCACGTATTACGGGACACGCTCCAGACGCTGTTTCCTTCCTGTGTATAGCTCATCTCTTTTATCCAAGGTATTCCAGACGGACGCGCAAGGTGTACACGCTCCCGGTCGTGACGTTGATCATTGTCGTGCCGTAGGTAATCGGCGTGCCTGCTGCGGCATAGAAAACAAGAGGCCCACCATTCTCATTACCTGCTGTCGATGTGCTCATAACGGTATCGAATGTCTGCGTATTCGTCACGATCCCATTGTTGTTACCAATCTGGATTGTGATATCACCAGTGCCTCCGCCAGTCGTGATGATCAGGTCGACGGTTGCGCGATACATGCCGGCGCCCGTTGCGGGAACCGTATAGAACGTCGTGGGAGCAATGTTTCCGCTTTGGCTCGTCAGGTTGACGGACTTGAGGATCTGTGGTGTCGAAGAGGAAAAATTCGACTCATCGAAGATCTGCACGTCGGTCAGATTACGGAGAGAAACCCCGTTGACCATGTACTGAAGGTTATAGACTCCATCGGCCACGTAGAACGAATAGAAGCCGGTGGAGTCCGTTGTGAGCGGGTTATCAGTCGGCGTGACGCCATCATCCGAATACAGCGTCACCAGATTCCCGCTCTGATCAGTGACGAAGACAAGCGCGCCAGCTACAGGGATGCTCGTGGTGTAGAAGACGACATCGAAGTATTTGCGCATGTCTTCGGCCGATCAGTGATTCGTCCAGGAAACCCCGTTACACAGCACTTCCACGACAACAGCACCGCCACCAGTCGCCGTGGCGTTGTACACCGGAGTGGCCGCACCATCCGTGGTGACAGCAACGAGACCAACCGTCGATGCGCTACATGCCGGCAGGCTGGCGGTCACGTACTTAGCCGGGATCATGACAGCCGCGCTGGAGCTCTGTGCGCTGAACGGTGGAACGCAGACCGGGAGCGAGCTACCGATGCTTGCACCCTGAGCGTTGTAGTACGTACCGTTCTGCAGAAAGTACGTGCCGCACGTGTTGTTGATCGTCTGAAAGCCGGTCGACGGGTTAAACGTGCTCGACTGAGCGAACGAACTAGCCGACGCGAAAATGCCCATCAGGGCGACGAGAGCGAGAAACAGTTTCTTCATGGAATGCTCCTTAAGATTGGGATTCGATCAATTGACGCAGACGGGAGGCCTTCATCTTGTGATGCGGATTCAGGCCGAGTGACTTGGCTTCGGCGAAGAGGCGTTGGCGCTCCTCGACATCCTCACGGATGCCATCAAGGTCACCCTCTTCGGAGCCGACAGCCGCGGCTTCCTCATCCTCATCGTGCACGAGAAGTTTCGACCCATCGGCAAGCGAGACCCACTTCGGGTATTCGATGAACCGATAGGGCGCAGTGAAGTTGCGGCCGTTGGAATGGTTGATGTGTTGCATGCGTTACTCTCAAAAAAGGAGCCGAGGTCGCCCCCGGCTCCAAACCGCACCGGAGGAGAACCTTACAGCACGTCAGCCACGATCGACGACCATTCCGGACGAATCGCTGCATAGCCGTACAGGCAGTCGATTCTGGTAACAAGTTGGTCACTCATCACGTCATAGGCGGTCAGCAACCTGAGCGAAACCCCATCGAACTCGGCGCGCGCAGCTTCCACCACGCCAGTCGTCGGCATTTCTAGGTCAGCCGTGGCCAACGTGAACGCTTCCGGGTAGTACGCCAGGTTCATACGGTACTGCGAGCTAGCCGGCATTACCGTGCTGATCGCTGCACCGTTGGCCGGCGAGACCGTTACCGTGTTGAACGGTGCCGGTGCCGGGACGATTGCCGGGTAGATCGGGATCGACGTAGCACCCGAATTAACCGGAGCGGTCACGACGAACTGACGAAGCGTGCCTTGATCGTCACCGGTCAGGCGGTTGATAGCATTCACGCCAGCGATGGTGATAACGTCACCCTGGTTCAGCGTGCCAGTGATCGCGCTCACGACGAGCGTGTTACCCGTCTGATTTGCGCCGTTCACCGTGCCAGCCGAGAACGTACCGACCGTCTGAATGCGGACCGTCTGATCGGCCATCCAGTCGAAGCCGAGGGTGTCGGTCGTGAGCATGCCCGACTCGAACTGGTCGCTCACCTTGCGTTGCGGGTTGAACAGGCCAGCCAGCGACGAGACCGTACGGGCCTGCGTCATCGGATCGAGAATGATCTTGCGGTCCATTTCCGGCGCCAGGTTCTGCGACAGCGTAGCGCCAGCCGTGAGCCACGTACCAGCATCCGGCGACACGAGACCCGACGAGTTCTTGTAGACCAGGTTGCACGACTGCTGCGCAACGGTCATCAGACGGCTAGCGATCTTTGCTGCCAGACGGTTGATAGCCGGCGCCAGAATGCGCTCGCTATAGTCGTCCAACGACATGGTCTTTTCAGCCGTACCGAAGCTGATCGGCACGTTCGACTGCTGCGCGACGGTGAGCGTAGTGTTCTGCTCGTTCGTGCCCTGCGGCGTGATTGCCGGGCCGTCGTTCACGACATAGTCGTTCGGCAGCCGGATACGGAGGGTGTTGCCAATCTTCGCGCCGGAACGCGCGAATTGGTCGTCATACTGACGCGAGACGGTACGAAGGAAAGCGTTGGACTGCGTGAAGAGGCGGACGGCTTCGTTGGTGATCGTATTGATCGTCAACAATGAGTTGGACAAGATAATCTCCAAAGGCAAAAACAAGAAAGCCATTTCTGGCGCTCGTCCCTGCCCTGCGGAGACCAACTTAACGGGCCAATCCGTCGAATGAGGCTCGACTTAACCCAGCGATTACGGCTCGCCGCAGCCTAGATTCACATGCTATGCCTTGAGTAAAAGGATGCAATAGCGGTTAAAACCTCTCCCGAACCTTTGCACTAACCGCCCAACTCGTCGCATCCTTCTTCACCTCAACACTTCCCGTCGTCGCCTTCGACGCTTCCCAATACATGATGCAGCAGCTGACATCCAGGTTCTGATCGAATGTCGGCATGACTTGAACACATCCGGATAGCAGGAATGCAGCGAAGGCGACGCGCAGCATCAACGACGCTTACGGGAGTTCTTTGCGCGCCAGGCGATCCATGCCTTGTGATCGCTCGGATCCGGCTCAGCACCATCCGTTGTCGCATTGCCGCGGCTCGCTACTGTCTCGATCGGGGGCGGTGCCTTGCTAACCTGCTTGGAGAACGCCTTCGTAGCCTTACCAGACATCTTCATCATCTCGATACCCATCTGCACCGGGTCGAGCGAGCCAATTCGGATAGCTTCGTTGATGTTCTCCGACTTGCCTAGGTACGTCACGATCGTTGCCGCATTGTCGACGTTCGACAGCACCCTCAGGAACTCCGGTCCGCCGATGCCAGCCAATTGCAGGTTCTGCACTGACTTATCGAAGTCTGCACCGAATTCCTTTGCGCCGGCTTCGTTGATGGCGCCGATCTTCGAGTTCAGCGTCTCCGTCTCGCGCTGCTCGCGGACCATCTTCTCGGCATAGGAGCGGGCAAGCTGCTCCATCGACTGATTGCTCTGCTGCGCTGCCGTCTGTGTCTGCTGACCTTCTTGCTGCGCCGGTTGCTGACGCTCAGCCCTCATACGATCCAACTCAGCCTGCAATTCGGCCGCACGCGATTCAGCTGCGCGACGCGCTGCGGTAATCTCGCTGATACGCTTCGGCACCCAGCTCGTATCGGGCTGTTGCGTCTGCTGTTCCTGCTGCGTCGATTCCGTCTGCTGCTCGAGTACCTCTTCGGCTTGCGTGTTACCGAGTTCTTGCGTCACTTCTGCCTGTACGTCGCTCATGGTTTCTCCGGTGGTTACGATTGTTGTGACTGCGCCAACTGCTGCGCGGCCTGGTTCATCTTCTGTTGATGTGCTTGCTGATCGCCTGCCTGTTGCTGCTGTTCAATCTGCGGAATCGGTTGCATGACACTATTTATACCTGCCGCATAGGCGTTGGCTGGGTCGACGTTATCGGGTGTTACGCCGCCGTCAGGCGCAGCGGCACGAAGCATCTCGGAGATTGCCTTACGCACGATCGGATCAAGTGCTTCAGGCGTCATAACAGGAGCCAGAGCCTTCAGGCGATCGCTTTCAGCCTTGAACGCATCCAGAACTGTCTTGTTGTCGTTCTCCATGCGCAGCGCCAGATGATTGAGCGCATCCATGTCGACGCGCTTGGCCTCTAGTTGTTGCTGTACGCCCTTGTCGGTCAATTGCTGAGTGAGTTGCTGGATGTGCCCCATGGCCTGCTGTAGCTGCTGCTGCAGTTGCATGACTTGCGGATTGGTTTTGCCAAGCACGGCCGGATTCGTCGCGCTGATCCAGTTCCGCATCCGTTCCTGAAGCTTGTCAGAGGACGGGAAATCAGCCGATCCCATGTACAGATCACCAATGACATTCGCCAGCGCTGCATTCGTGGCTAGCATGTTCGTCATGGCATCAAACGCCTGCTTGCGCCGCGTCTCGAAGTTCGGGCCAACAGAGGCCATCACCTCATAGGTACCGACGTTCGGGTTGAAGATCGCAGCTATCTTGGCGTCTTGCTCAGCGTCCTGCTGCTGCAATGCCTGCTTGGCCTGCGGATCAATCTGGATCTGCTGCTCTTCGCCCGACTCCGACATGATTCGAATGACACGCCGTGTGTCGTAGTACTTCGGGATAAGGTCGATCAACTGTTTGCCAGTGAACTTGATAGCCTTGGCAAGATTGTCCTGAAAGTGGAACGTGACGCGCTCGCCCTGTTTCTGGCGTTGCTCGATCGATACGCCGCTAATCTCGTTACCTTGTGCTGAGAACGTGGCTTCGTACTGGCCAGATGCCATCATCAGTTCATGCTCAGCCGTCTGCATGCCTTCCATGAAGACAGGTGCACTTGCCGGTGCCGGCTGGCGCTGAGGTGCTGGGATCTGCTGGCCATTCTCGTCTGCATTGTTGTACGGCAGAAACGAGTGGTTCTGCGTGTTTGCCGTCGCCCAATAGTTCTCAAGGCCTTCGATGGCTTTTACCGGCGCAATGTAGGGCGATTTGCTCTGAAGCGCGCCATACTCCAGCGCGGCCGATGCGTTGTAGTTGAAAGAGCGTTGCGCATCCTTGAGGTACCGAACCAAACCCTTACGGTCTAGCTTACCCTCAATGATGACTTCCTCACCCACTGCGCGGATGATCGGGATGTATTTACCAAGCCACTCCGACTTTTCCGCGATCTCGTCGCCGACGATCAGATACCAGTCGACCGAATACTTCGGGATACGCCGACGCTGCACGTTATCGCCGCGCTCCATTACCATCTTGAGCATGTCGCGGCCTTCTGGCGGCATATCTGACTCACGCACGAGACGCGTACCACCATCATCGGTCGGGATCGCATACAGCCACTCCTTCGACTCTGCGCGCTCGTAATACTCCGCTACCCGGATTGTGTCCTGCCGATTCCATGACAGCGCATCGCTTCCACCTGTGGTCTGCTTGCGAACCAGGCTCGGGTACTTCTTCTCGGCCTCGTCGCGCGGCATGTCGTCGAAGATGAACGCGAAACGTGCATCCGACCCATCCTGCTTCTTGATGTGCGGATCCATATAGACCGAGAGCGGATCGGGAACCTGGTCGATGAATAGTTCCTGGTCGAACGTGTTGTCGTCCGTGTAACGGCTCACGATGCGCCAGTAACCAATGCCGCCGCCCACCTGAAACTCGCTCGCCTTGTCGTAAGCTGTCTGCGCATCAGAAATGTACTCGATGCGACGAATAATCTGCTCGAATATTTGAGCAGCCTCATACGTTGCTTCGTCGCCAGTCGGGCTCACGCTTACCTGCGGCTTATTCTCTTTGCCCTGGTTGACGACATGCAGCCAGTGCGTATGCGTCTTGTTTATCGTGACCATGGGCTGGCCGGCGAGCGAGCGCTGGGCACGCACTGCAGCATTCCATTGCTCGGCATTATCCGGGTCAGCATAAAGGAAGCGGATATCATCTTTAAACTTCTGCCTAGCGTCTGACTCCCATTCCACCGCTGATCGGTATCTATCATGGGCACGGCGGATGATATCTTTTTGTCGTTCAGCCATTTATGCCATCCAGTTGCCGCCAAAGGAGCGGCCAGTGTTCAGAGGGTTCTTCTTCGGCATCGTCTGGAAGTCTTTCTTATCTTTCTTTGCCCGAACCATGCCGGGGAAAATCTCAGTCAGCGCCCAGATCAATGCATCAGCACGGTTAGGCGATCTTTCGCCCATATAGCCGGTTGTCGAGAACGCTGTTAGTTCGTCCTCTAGCTCCCGGTATGCGCCTACATGACGCACCTTGCCCTGCTCATAGAGCGATGAGAACGGCTCAGCCCGCACAGCCTTGCCGCGCGATGCTGTAACCTGCTTGAATGGTGTGCGAGCGCGAGCCGTCTGAATGACGTGCTGCACCATTGCACCGCCGTAGTTGATTTCGCCTACCACGACGTCTGCTGCGTGACGGTCGAATGCGCTAGCAGCGATACTACCCCACGTGGCGGGGCCAGCTTTGACCGTGCAGTCTTCTAGAACGTATGCGCGGCCATCCGTACCGAGTCCCACCACGACGATGCCAATCGCATCATTGTCTGCGTTATCGGCATCTCCAGAGCCAGAAGGGTCAACAGCCACAACCACGCGCACAAAGTCAGGAAGCGTATCGCCGGGGCGATGGCGCCACTTCTCAATAGTCTCTTCGGCAAATAGCTGGTTAGGCGTCGCATCACTAAACTCACCCTTAAGGAAGCGCTTCTGAAGCCGGGCGCTCATTCCCTGTAGCGTTTCTAGATAGCTGCCGCTCAGGTTGGCCGTATTATCGCCCGGATTGATCTGGAAACTATCATAATCCTGCGGCTTATGCAGAGGCTCGCCAGTTTCCGGGTCAACCTTTTGCACGAACCGCTTATAGGTCCAGTGCGCTTTGCTAGGCGGGTTCTCGTCGTAATACGCGCGCATCTGAAGCGGTACCTCTTGGCGCCCCTCAATCTTCATCATGACGCGCTGCGCAAGTCGGGTAGTCGCGATGTCTACTGAACTCATGGGAATCTGCGAGCACTCGTTGAAATAGAGCGTGGCGAATTCCTTACCAAGGATCTTCTCTACGCGCTCTTTGTCATCGAGTCCGCCGAACCAAATCTCCGAATCTTCGCCCCCAGTATGAATGCTTACATAGCCATCGCCCTTATGCATCGTATGCGGCACACCAGGGAAGGCGATGCTCATAACTTTGGGGAATGTGTCCAGAACTATAGATTCGTGCACATGCAGGGCGCGGAAACGGAAGATCCCATGACGGCTACCCGGAGCCTTCAGAGCGCGCATAACGATATTCCGTGTATGCAGGAACGTCTTGCCCGAACGCGAGCCACCGAACAGCATCAGATGCGTTGCCGGGCCAGCCAGCATCACCTGGGCCTCTTCTTGGCGCGGCGTTAGCTTCATAGGGACTCGTCGAGCGATGTGGCGATGATCTGCACTGCGCCGCCGCCTGCTCCAGTCAATTCAAGCTTCTGCGCCTCGGCAATCCCGTAAGCCTCGCGCTCCAATCCAACTAGCGTCTTAAGCGTATCCGCGAGGCTTTTCATGTTACTGACGCGGCCAGACATCGAAATAACCTTGTTGTATAGATCGTTCCGCTTGTCTTGGCCCTTTTCATCCTCATCGCGAAGAAATATGCCTAGCTCTTCAAACAGTTCAATGTTTCCGCTTGTCACCTCCAACTCAGTGAGCAGCGACATGGCAAGCTTGCGCGACCGGGCGATATCGGTACGATGAGCGAGTCGGACACGGGCAATAGTCTCAGCGCCCGAATCGATAATCTCCCGCTCTGAAACAGGACTCTTTGCTGTTACATCGGCTGTTACAGTGCGCTTTGTTACAAGCTCATCAGCCTTTGCCTTGATCTTCGCGGATAGGTCCCGCGTCCATCCTTCTGCCTTCGCCTTACGTGTGATTGCTACGTGGTTAGAGCCAGGGTGTGCTGCTGCTATCTCTCTCAGCGAGAGAATGCCGGCCCGGTAATCAGCCTCGATCCTTTCCCAATCTGGTGCGTCTTTCTTTTCCTGCGTCATATTTATCGAAGCAAGCTTTCGGGAACATATCCTGAACTGACATCACCACCCGGCGCAGTCATCGTTACAAAACCCTTAGGCGCATCTGGTTCGGGCAAGCGGCGGTCTACTAGGCTCCCCGCGCTATGCCGAGCACGCGCCACATATGCGCCAATCACCTGAGCAGCTACGCGAGCGAGAGACTGCTTAGCCTCCAGCTCGATCAGGTCGTCGATGTCGGCGCCCATGAACTCGGTAAGTTCCGACTTGCGGCGAACGCGATACTCAAGACTATTGGGATTCATTTGCCACCCTTGGCGACTTTTGAATAGCGCTCTGCCTCTTCGCCTGCGTACTTCTTGGCGCCAGCGAGGCGAGCGCGATCGGCTTTGATAGCTTCGGCCGCGGCCAGCGTGTCAGCGTCAGAGCGAGCGCGCCACTTAGCCTCATCGGGGCTGACGCGGGGTACGGATGCTTTACGCGTCGCCATCACAGCCCCAGATGCGACTTCGACCGACCCAGGACGCTTTCAAGGTGATGCGAGATACCGCGCGCGTCACGGCTCACCACATCAACGAGTTCGGCGAAAAGAGATGCGGTCGTAACCACGGCTTCGACGACTTGCGCCGGATCAACGGGCTTGCCTGCGGCGAGGTCAGCGGCTACCTCAGCAACGGAAGAGAGTTCGGTCACTGCGGTGGCGAGCGGGGCGATGGGCTCTCCCTCAGTCGGCGCGATAGGGGCGATAGTTTGCGGTGCGGTTTCGTCGGTCATTTCTTTTTCCCTTTTCCGAGAATCTTGTTAGCCTTAGCGTCGATCTTCTCTTTCGAGGATTCGGAGAGCTTGCCCTTCTTCTCCATCTGGCTAGCTCGCGCCTTCGCGTTCCCGGCGTGAGCACGGTCCGGCATCGGATACTTCTTCGCGTCAGGAAGCCCGAACTCTTTCTTCGGAATCTCTTTGCGCACCTTGGTCGTCAGCTTCGCCATGGCGTTACTTCTTGCTGACGCCGCGTTCCTTCGGGGCCGGTACACCATTCAGGCGAGACGGCTCTTTCTTCGGGCCAGGAGGCGGCTTTCCACCGTGGAAGCTGCCAGCCTTATCGCTGCGCGCACACTTTGCAAAGTCCACCGCGCCCTTGAGATTGCTACCGTCAGAAATCGCCATTCGATTGCTCCAAACGTGGGTTATCCGCCGAATGGCGGCTTCTCTCTTGATTGTCGGCCCCGAATAAAGCTACGCAACATCGCACTTAAAATTTCCTTGACTCATATGAAACAGTGAGTACAATATCAATCAACGCAGCACGAAACCACCCGGAGAGCAGACATGGAAAAGTTCGAAATTACCCAGCGTGTTGACGGCCGCCTCATCACCTGTGTTATGGATGCAATCGATGAGGAGGACGCGCAAGACCGCATGATTTGCAACTTCGAAGACCGCGGCTGGGTTCACGGCGAAATCATCAATATCGAAGCTATCTAATAGGGAGAGCAACCATGAACACGAAACAAGCCATGAAGGAAGCAACCAAGCTGCCGAAGGACGGATCAACACGCTTCGTCGTCTGGGTCTTCGACCAAGGCCGGGAAATTTTCGATGCCGAACAGGCACGCATCTACGCGAAGTTCATCCAGGTCGAAGCAACGTTCCTCGGCGGCGTTCAAATCGCTCACGAAGAAGCGACGATATGAGCGAGTCCAATCGCGGTGGCGCTCGGGAGGGGGCTGGCCGCCCATCCACCGGCCTTACCGAGCGCCTGAACATCCGCTGCACTCCCGATGAGAAAGCCAAGCTAGATCGACTCGGCGGCTCAGAATGGGTGCGCAAGCAGATCCAGCGCGCCAAGGAACCTACTGCCGCCTAAATCCATCCGCTAGCCGTGCATGGGCGTACAAGTCATACTTGAGCTCTCCCTTCGGCTCCAACGGCGAGATTCGCGGCCCTGCAACATCCGTCTTATTCCGGTCGTCAAATGCCCACCGAGCCTGTGCTTTGCGCTGCGGCGGGTAGTAGACGAGATAGCCTGACTCGACGGCCAGGAAGAGGGCATATTGCACTTCCTCTTCTGTGCCGGCGAAGAACAGCATCAGCTCTTTGAGCGAGCGGGGCGGATTGACCTTCAGGAAGTCGCGCAGGGCGATAGGCGATAGGTCGAGTTTGTTTCGGCGTGGGCGCATGATCTCTCCTTATGCCGACTCAACCATTTCAGGCGAGATAGTAAGTCGTCCAACCTCACCAAACTCTTTGTGATACGTGATGCACTTGGCGCTGCGATTGCTCATCCAACCCCCGCGGCTTGCATGGCTGTCCGGCGCAGCCAGCGTCTCATGCTGTTCAATGTGCATCGTGTTCGTTTCCTTCATCCAATCGTGGTGAAGGTGGCCAGTGTGTGCGTAGCTGAATTTCGTCCGACCGAAAACATCGCGGAACTTCGCGATCAGCGTCGTTTCCAGGTTCTCTTTCTTCTTTTTGTGAGAGTGGTGGAAGAAAAGTGATGTTTTACCGTGCTCCACGCAGTAATACGGATCGGGCCGCGTTTCCACGAAGATGCGCGGCTCGTTTTCGTACAGCGCAGCGAACGCTTCCCGACCCCAGGCGCTTGACGCTAAGTCATGGTTGCCTTCGCCGTCGATGAAATACACCTGTTCGTGCTTTTGCAGCAGCATTGCGAGAATGCGGCGCTTCAATCGGATATTGACACGAACTAGTTTCTGAAATCGTGTATCAGCATCGAGAGTGAATCGGTGGGTAGGAGTAACTGCCTCCAGACCGTCCCAATGCATGAAATCTCCCAAGTTGACGAACACGCCTACTTCTGCGTCAGGGGACTGCGCTATAGCTGCTGCGAACCAGCGAATCAACAGATCTTCTGCAATCTTCATATCCCAATCTTCACCAGTCTCCTCTCCCCATGCGAGAGCGCCGAGGTGAAAGTCTGTGATCGGGTAAAGATTCAGAAGATTTTCATTTGAGGCGAGTGGGGATGGCATCGGTGCCGCTGCCGGAATCTCCTCTTTCATCGCATCGACAGCGGCACGCATCGCGGCTTCCATCTGCGACGCTTCAGGGTGTTGACGCTGCCAGTAGCGCTCGACTTCCCCGGTCTTTGCATTGACGGCAACAGTGACCTTTCCGGTTACGAATCCAGGCGCTACTCCTCCGGTCCAATGCCCTGGCGCATAACCCATCTTCGCCGCTCTCGCATACAGCGACGCCATTGCATTGCTAATCGTCCCGCGCGAGATCCCTAGCGCTTCAGCTGCAGCGCGTTGGCTTCCATACCGCTCGATAGCATCAATAAATTCTTTCTGACGGTCGCTGGCGAATTCTTTGAGTTTCGGATCGGTCATGAGTTTAGAGTTGCTGGTTTAAACGACTCTATCATTTACAAAGTAAATTTTCAAAAGTGCGTGAAACACTTTTAGTAGTACTAATTTAATGAGCAAAATAAAGCGGGGCATGTAGCCCCGAAAAGAATCAGATTAGGTATCTCGCCATGAATACAACGCGGACGATCCCCTCACCTCAGAGGTCGTCACTTCGACTTGCTTACTCTCCTCCAGTACCTTCAAAACCCGCCATACTCCTACGCGAATAAACCGGCGATGTTGCTTATCATCTCGCGCGATGTGATTGACGATGTGCCGCTTCTTGAAGGGTTGGCCTGGGGCAGAAGATAGGAGGTCGATCACTTCGGCAGCGTAGCGCATGTTAGTCCTCCAGCATTTCGATTGCGCAACGTCGGCGCCGTGTACTGTGGCCGATGCAGCATATACACTGCAGCAAACACGGCACAGTTGAATATGCCGAGGCCGTAGAAGCCTACGCAGAGGATTACTGTTTTCATGTCTTCTCCCCGCCGTTGTCTCGCTTGAACACCTGGTCCAGTGCATCTTTCATCTTGTCGACTTCCTCTTGGCTCGGCAGCGTCGGCGTCAATCCCCGGCGCTGCATTTCACACCAGCAATACGGGTCGCCACGCTGCGGGCCCATGCATGCACAAATGTTCATGCTGCCTCCTGGTCATTCATTTGAGAGTAGGGTGAATGCTGCTGCAGCCACCCTTGAAACTTGTCCGTTGCCAAGGGCTCTAATGCGGTCCACCCGGCCGGCCAACCCATGACCCACTCGACAAACTCCGGGTTCAGGCGGCCATTCTTGCCATCGCGCTCTACCCAGTAATCCAATCGATTGCGGAGTCTTGACCGTCCGTCGATGCGTGTCAGCGCGTTCAGAGAAGAGCCCTTGTGCATCGCTACTGATGGCGTGGGAAGTGTCTCGCCCGACCAGCCAGGCGCGATCGCGTTCGTGTGGCGCCCCGAGTTCGGATGCTGATAGACAACCCCACGTCGAGTCATACCCCATCTTGGCAAGGTCACCGATGACCACGGCAAGGCCTCGTCCCACAAGCAGCGGTGAGTTCTCCACGAAGACGAGGCGAGGTCGTACCTCACCGACGATTCTGGCCATTTCTCGCCAGAGGCCGGATCGCTCGCCATCGATTCCCGCGCCCGATCCCGATGCGCTGATGTCTTGGCATGGAAAGCCGCCCGAAACGACGTCAATAATTCCTCGCCACGGCTTGCCGTCAAAATGCTCCACGTCAGACCAAATCGGGAAAGGCCGGAGGGTTCCATCGTTTTGCCGTTGCGCCAGAACGGATGCTGCGTAGGCATCACGCTCAACTGCGCAGATGGTTCGCCAGCCAAGCAGATGCCCGCCGAGCACTCCTCCACCAGCGCCTGCGAAAAGAGCCAACTCATTCAAGCGACCTCCCTTTTAAGCCGCCGAACCTCGGCGCGATAGAACGCTTTCATTTCCAGAATCTCCGTAAGGGTGAGCTTTTGCGGGACATGCGGCCCTTCGAGCCATTCAACACGACCAAGACCGATCTTCTTGATGAGGGTGACGCGGTAAGCGGCGAGGTTGCCATTCATGTACACGTTGCATCTGGCGCATTGCCGATGGCAGTTGTCCGGCTCCAGGCGCAGCGCTGGCTCAGAACCGACCGAACGGTAGTGTCCAGCGTGCCATTCACCCTGATAGGTGCCGCACGAGATACACGGCTGGGTCGCATCGCGAAGCCGCACCCATTCGTTAAACGCGGCCTGCAGTTCTAGAACGTGTGTGCCGCGGGTCTTTTCCTTATTCGCGGCGACCCTCTTCCGCGCCTCCTGGTTGCGCTCGAATTGCTGTCGGTCGGGCGGTGCGAACGGCTTGGGCTCTTTGCGTTTGAACCCGGAGCGGGCCATTGGCTTTTTGCGGGTTAGGGTCATTTGGCAAACCATCCTAGCCAGAAGGCAGCCGCCGTCGCGAAGTAGCAGATGGACGCCATGCCGCTGCGCATACGGCTACCGCAGTAGATCGGCCACACAAGCATTTGCAAGACGACCCATATGAGAAGGAAGGTGAATTTCATAGTGTCCTCGCCTCCGCGCGCCGATTCGCCTCGATGGTTCGCCAGCATTCGATCTTGGCCTCTGCTGCCACGATCATCCAGCGGAGCCGTTCCTCTTCCTCGGTCGCTACTTGCAGAGCCGCCAGAATCTCGACATAGCCGTCATCCGCGTAGGCTTCGCGCTCCTGGATGGCCGCCGTCTTGTGCCCGCGAATTTCCGCTGCCCGCATCAGCAATGCCTTCTTGCTCTTGCGGAAGTTTTCGAGATAGACGCGCTGGGCCTTGGCTTGGGCGTAGGGCTGCGCGTTATCTCTGATGAAATCGAGTGCGCGGAAGATGTTGATTTCGCCTTCTTCGGTCATACAGCCTCCGCCTTCACGTAAGCCAGCGTCTTGAGGCAATCTTCGCGGCTCTTCTCCGGCGTCGAACGCGCGTAGCTGCTACCGGCCTTCCAGTCTTTGCCGTCCATCATGTCAGCGGCGATCTCCACGATGCTTTCGAACCGATCTCGCCGACTGCGGGAGCAGCTTTTCAACGTGCCGTCATAGCTGAGCGTGGCCGCATGGCATGAGGCCAGGTAGGAGGCGACGCGCATCCAGTAGTCGCGCTCTTTCTCGAGTTTCTTGATTTCGTCGCTCATTTCTCCCCCACCCATTCCTGCGCCTTTGCGACTAATTCCCGCGCCGCTTTCCGCTCTCCCTCGCGAGTTGCCGCCTCAATCACGGCGCACGCAACGTTGAAAGCGAAGGCATCCGGAAATCGGATTTGCCATTTCAGGTCGCCGATCGTGAAGATTCCAACGCCGCTCGCACTTTCTGTACCGGTGAATTTTGCTGTGAAGGTCATTCCGGCCTCCGGCTAAACCAGACCGTGTCAGTCTGCGTCATGATTGAGAACGAGTGCTGACAGCAGCGCGTCATAATCTTCTCCGCTAGTTCGCGAGCCTTGTTGTAAATCTCATCGGGCGTCGACGGGAAGCGCGGGTAGTTGATTAGGCCGATAACAGCGCCAGACTCTTCGCCGCCAGTGTAGATATAGGTCGTCGGGTCAACCGTGACGCACAGACCGACATCCATGCAGTTCTCGCGGCAAACCTGCTTGATCGTAGCCAGATCGCCAGCGATGTAGATTCGGGTCCAGTAGGTTGGGCAAATTTCAGTTTTCATTAAGCAATCTCCTGTTCGGCCATGTGGCAGAAAATTCCGCAGCTCATGTCGGGCTCGGATTCGTAGTCGCCAACATGGGGCGGCAACTCGCGAAGCGATACGCGGCGCGTCACTCCTTCCTCGGTGATCTTGCAGACGGTGCGGCCCAGGTATTCCTCAACCTTCGCCATGCGCTCGAAAGTTTCCGGGAAATCGACGCGGATCTTGTTCCAGTAGCCAGCTCCGCCCTTGACGCAGCCGATGCAGTTGTTGTTCCGATAGCCCAGCACATACATGGCAGGCAGTTGGATGCCTGCGCCCTTGACGATCGCCAGGCAATCACCTTTCGATAGACCCCTGTCGATCAGCGGCACCCACAGATCGACGTGGTTGTTCGCATCGATGAACCGGTCCACGCGATCCTGTTCTTCCATCGTGTAGCCGAACACCTGGCGGTCGTCGGGGAGTTCGAACGACTCGCGGACGCCTTTCTTCAGCAGTCGAGTGCATGCCGCACCGCGTGGGCCAACAAGAAAGCGCTCGCGCTTGAACACTTCGTAAATCGACGCGCCGAACTTCTCGTTGCTCAACATGACCACCTTCTGTCCAAACCATGCTTCGCAGTCGGCAAGAAAGCGGCGATTGTCAGGGTGCTCCTCCAGAATTCCTGCATAGGCGACGATCACTTCTGCGCCTGACTTGCAGGCGTCGGTGATCGCCAGCTTGGTCGCGACTGCACTGGCCGCGCCGCACGAGAACCAACAGACGATTCGGCTCATGCAAACTCCCGATGCGCCAGTTCCTCCAGCAACTCCACCGTATCCTTGAGTTCCGAAACGAGATTGAGAGCCTTGGCGTTTTCGCGAAAGCCCTTGGCGCTGGCCTCTTCGATCTTGCGCGAGAGGGTTCCGATCTTGACTACCAGCTCTGCTGAATTGTTCATTCCACTTTCTCCAGGATTCCGCGCCAGGTAATGTTTTGATCGAAGAGACTGCAGCCGCTTTTGTCGCGCCACATGCGGCCATCCCATTGGACAAGCCAGTCATAAATGAAGCCGCCGTCGAAAATTTGGCTTTCATAGATACCGACGCGAACTGGTTTCGTAGTCGGCGGATACCAATCGGTGAGAGCCACAAATCTGCCATTGATAAAGCGGACCCATGCGCCAGCAGTCATTTGGCCTCCGCATCGTCATATAGCCCCGGTTCCTCCGCATTCGCCACCATGCGATCTAGCGCAGTGTGGGCGAGAGCCCGACGCTGGGCGTCCTGCAAGATGCGGGCGAATTTGTCGGGTCCGCAGAAAATTCCGGCGTCTGCCATGATGTCGACCATTTCGCGGTGCGACATGCCTGTAACGAGTTGGGTGGGGGTGGGTAGGGTGGTCATGCTGACTCCTTCAGGCCGCGCCAGCATTTGTCCTGCTCGCCAGCGAAATACGCCATATCCTTGGCGCGCTGGGGCGTGTCGTATTGATTGCTCCAGCGATAACCATTCCATTCAC